GCAGCGCTTCGATCTGAGTGACGGTGCTCTTCAGATCATCGAAGTACCAGTGGTCATACTGGATTCCTCCGAAGAAGAAGCCGGATGTTGTTGGCAGCTTCTCCATCGCGACGGTTGGATCTTTCACGGCGAACCCATCCTCCATCAATCGCTCCACCTTTCCTTTCGTGTAGAGCGTTCCATTCTGGACCCTCGCCGGGACTAGCTCGCTTCCGGAGACCACCTCCTTGCAGAGACGCACCAGCTCCTCCAGTTGTTTGCGACTCACGTCGGACGGCTGGCATTCATCCACGCCATCCTGCACGTTGTCCACGAACCATTTGTGGATCGCGTTGGCTTTGCGCCAGTAGGCGACCGTCGCGCTCACGGTGAGCGATGGTGTCGATTCACAGATTGTCGGCGAGAGATCGAAAGCCTTCAGGACGGCTGCGTATTTCGCCTTCTCATCGTATCCGCTGACGTAAAAGTCAGCCTTGAGGTACATGTCTAGTCCCATAATGTTTGGTTCTTTCTGTTGGTTGTTACTTATCTTATGCTTCATTTGTTGAAGTTCTTCAGCTCGGCATCCGACCACCTGTGCTTAACGATGAGTCCTGAGGTGTTCTTGTGTGACGGTGGATACTTGCTGCGCACTTCCCTACCCACTACGCCGTCAAAGAAATTGACCTTCACCTTCTGATTCATGTGCTTCAGTGTGGCGAGGTACTCGCGCAACTCGGCATCGGTGAAGCGATGGTTGGGAATGATGTAGGCAGTATCCACCACCCACTCGGACGGATCAAGCGGTGCAACTGGAAGGTTGATGGTCTCGATCACCGCTCGACGCTCGGCGAATGTACCCGGCATAATCAGGTCCAACAGCACGATGCAACCTTTGGCCATGGCGTGCCTGCGCTCCAGCACTTCGCAATCGACCCAGTCTGCGGTGATTTTGGCATCCGCCAACGCCCTGCGCATCTGAGCTGCTGCCAGTTTCACTTCTCCAGCAATGCTCAGCAGCTTCTGGTGGCGATTGAATAACTGCTCCATAGCAAGGTCGCCAACCAGACGCCAACCATTGAGCTTGGGTCCCCATTCAAATATGCCCCCCGGACGCGACGGACGAATGAGACTCGGGTGACCACCGTCAATGGGACGGGCCGGGAACGGAGCAATGCGCTTGCTCACTTAACCTCCTTGGCGAGAGTTCGGCGAAGAGCCGCCTCGATCTCACTCTGCCCACGCTGCGCCTTGGCAAGCTGTTTGCTTGCAATAGATATGAGGATGGGTGGCACCCCGTCCATCGTGTTGAGCTGCTCCAGACGCGCATGTGCCTTGGCGACGGCGACCTCGTGCACCAGCGGCAGGAGGTCCTCGATGTCTGCAGATGTGAGGGTGCGAGCCAGCTCCGTGATCTTGATGGAAGCCCATCGAGAGGGTTTGAAGTTGCGCGCCCGTTCCAGGTAATGAGCGGCGCGTGAAGTGATGGTGGGCGTGGTTGTCATGGTGAAGACGGCGGTTGGAGTGGCGTTCATAATGTAACAATAGCAGACAAGCGAACGTCTGTCAAGTGGGTACGTCTACAACGCAACATCAAACCTATCATTGGTCGGAGTGCAACGCTGGGTCTTCGTCACGATCGAACTCACCGTCTGACGGGTTCTCTCTAGATGCTTCTGCAGAAGCTTCGATTATCTCGATCGCCTCGTGCTTGCCGCCCGTTGGCTGATAAGAGAGGCCGCGCAGTGTGATGCTTGCCGCCATGCTGTGCAAGGTGCGGTCGCCCTGCAGCATCTGCGCCAGCACCTCAGTTTTTTCCCTGCAATAGACGCGAGCGAAGCTAGGGTCATTCTGCTCGATGTCGACCCCGTTATCGATGAAGTCAGCGTACTTGATCGTGGCGCTATCGGCTCCGATTCTGGACAGCCGGGTTGCTTCCTTGTCCTTGCGGGTGCGGCGGTTCAGCGCAGGGAACTGTTCCTTCGTGTACACGTCCGTCAAATCGATCACCATCTCCGCCACTGCGTCACCAAACAGGCGGCGAATCACACCAATGTGGATTTCCGGGTTCCTCGGCGTAACATCCTCCAGAGTATCGTGGAAGAGCGCGGCGATGATCATGTCCTCGCTGCCACCGTGCTCTGCGACGATGGCTGCAACACGCTCCGTGTGCATCCAGTACGGGTCCCCGGTGTACTTGCGCTTGTGCCCGATGGAGTCGTGTGCGGTGCGGGCGAATGCTCTTGCTGCTGCGATGCGTGGTGTGTCGATCATGGTGAAACGTTAACAGGTTGGTGAACGCTTGTCAAGTTTAATCTTATGAGGCAGAACTTGACAACCTGCTGCCATTCTGCTATTCTTTCATCATGAACAAACCAGCACGCATCACCGAACTCGAAGCCCTGATCAATCACGCATCCGCCGCTTACTACGGCTCCGGCAAACCCGTTATGGCTGATGGAGACTTCGACCGCATGGTTGATGAGCTCCGCAAACTCGACCCGGCCAACCCGCTGCTCGCCACGGTTGGCACCCCTGATGTAGGTGGCAACTACACCGAGGTCCACCCGGTGCCGATGTTCTCGCTCAATAAGGCAACCACGACCGAGGAAATCGCCAAGTTCGTCAATGACGTTCGCGATGATGCCTACGTGCTGGAGGCGAAATTCGACGGCATCTCCATGGAGGTCACTTACGTAAACGGCGTGCTCACCATGGCCAGCACGCGTGGCGACGGCAAGGCCGGTGTGAACATCCTCGCCGGAGCGCGGCGCATGCCGAACCTACCCAAGCAGCTGAAGGGTGTCACCGGAACGCTGATCGTGCGCGGCGAGGCTATCTGCCGCGATGAAGACTGGGTGAAGATCGACCCGGAGATGAAGTCCAATCCACGAAGCGCTGGCAACGGGGCAATGCAGCGGAGCGACGGCGAAGGCTGCCAGCACATGACCTTCATCGCGTATTGGGTGCGCAGCGGCACCGGGCACACCAGCTGCAATACGGAGCCCGCGCAGCTTGACCTGCTGGCAACGCTCGGCTTCACGGCCTCGGAATACGAGGTCATCAAGACCAGCTCGGCAACGGCACTCGACATCGAGGCCGCGCTGATTCGCTGGAAGGCCAAGCGCTCCGGCCTCGGCTTCCCCATTGATGGCGTGGTGATCAAGGCCAACTCGCTGGCGAAGCAGGCGGAGATGGGTGCGGTAAGCAACCGCCCGAAGGGCTCGGTAGCATTCAAGTGGGAAGATGAAGGTGTGGAAACCGAAGTGGAGGGTTGCCTGTTCACGGTTGGACACACTGGCACCATAACGGCAACGCTCCGCCTCAAGCCTGTGCGCATCCTCGGTACCACCGTTTCGAACTGCATTACTTACTGGCGCGATCTCCGGGACATGGAGATCGCTGTCGGAGACACGATAAACCTCGTGAAAGCCGGTGAAATAATACCCCGCGTGCGCAGCGTAGTACGACGTGGCGAAAACCGGGTGCGCATCGTGGAACCCGCCACCTGTCCGGTGTGCGGCGCGGAAACGGGTCGCAAGGACGGAGGCGTCCACCTCCTCTGCTTCGGCGACAACTGCGCGGCGCAGGTCACGGGCAAAGTGAAGAAATGGATCACTTCACTCAACATCCTCGGCATCGGCGATGGCCTGCTGGAGACGCTCACCACGGCAACAGGCGGGTGGCCGCAGAGCGACAGCGGAATGCCCCCGCGCGTAGCCGATCCGTCCGACCTCTACACGCTCGACGAAACAGGCCTAGCCGGAATGCCGATGGGTGCTGGTGCGGTTGGTACGGCGCGGGCCAAGGCCATTATTGCCGAGATCAGCAAGACCCGCACCCTCGGCATCGATGACTTCATCGGTTCCCTCGGTCTGCCGCACCTCGGCAAGCGCAAGGTCGAGATTATCCGCAGCAGGGCCAATGGCAAGCTCGACACCGTGGATGCATGGTTGGACGAGGTTACCATTATTGCCAACGCCTCGCAATGTGGCATTCCCGGCACGGCAGAGGAAATCGATGCGGCGCTCGTCGCCGCCCGCCCGCTGATCGAGAAGCTGCTCAAGCACATTGCGATCAGGGCCAAGGTGCTCAAGCCAATTGCAACACCGATCTCGGATAGCATGGCGGATATTGCCCAAAATGGGCTGGCTGCAAAAGCTCCAGTCAGCCGTGTCGTGAACACCACCGGCACCAGCGTAGTGGCAGGCCAGAAGTTCGTCTTGACGGGTGCCGCATCCCGCCCCCGCAAGGAAATTGCGGCAGACATCGAGGCCGCTGGTGGCATCGTAGCGGACGCCATCAACGGCACCGTGCAATTCCTCGTCCAGTCTGATCCTTCCAGCAAGAGCAGCAAGACTAAGAAGGCTGAACAGCTCGGCATCAAGGTGATCTCCGAAGAGACTCTCATGCACATGATCGGCCTGTGAGCAAGAAGGGCAAGCGGCCAGTATTTGCCCCCGGCGACCCGGACCCACTTCGTCTAGCGGTCGCCGGGCGGTGCTCCGGTATCCGGCAGCATGCGCTTCTCCGGTATCACGACCGCTCCGGCACCTGTGCAGGCATTACGACCAAGCAGGTGCTGCACCAGATTCAGTCGCGGTTAGCCAACGCTGAAGAGATGTGGCTTCGCCCGGAGCGCCGGGTGCGGCATATGGCTCGTCACCCCGAGCCCGCCGCTTACTTTCGGCATCGTGATTTGCTATTTGTGATCGTGAACGACATCATTGTCACCATTCATAACGCCATGGCAGACAAGTGGTGGAGCCAGCGACCGGTCTAGCCTCCGGACTCAGTCAGCCCCTTACACAGGCCCGCTACGATCTGGTTCTGAAGCTGCACGCGGTCCGCCAGCGGCATGCCGGTCGGCGTCTCCACGCAGCAATATGAAATGCCCGCGTCGCTGCACTTCCGCTCCAGCGACCCGGCATATGGCTGCCTTCCGCCTGTCACCACGCCGTCGTCAGCCGTGTCAGAGTGCACCTGCACCGCCAGGTCTGCCCCGGTGCTCGCGAGCACCTGGCGCACCGTGTGGGCAATATCATCCGAGCAATAGGCGTACACCCCGTCAACCTCGTCATCCTCGTGCGTGGTGATGACGCAACCCGGAGCTGCGTCCGTGATCTGCTGCCAGATCGATTCAGCCGTCCCATTCGTCCCGTCGTCGAAGTGGCGGTTGACATCAACCCCACCAAGCTTGCGGCTGCCGGACGTGTTGACCGGCCCTATAACCTTGACACCTGCCGGGGCATGCACCATCCGCCCGGCTGGCTCGTCGCCGTGCATACCGGTAACAAGGACGACCCCGGACTCAAGCAGGCATTCACCAACCTCCTTGTAGCCGACCATCGGGAACTTCGCCGCCATGCGAAGCAGACGCTTAATGGGCAGGTCTATGCGAACAATGGGAACCTGGGCCGTGAAACTGCGCAACCATGCCGCCGCCCAGTGGTGATGACCGTCCAACACGTGATTGTCTGCGCTCACAATGACGGTTTTCTCCTTGCCCTTGCGCGTGATGATATCCACCTTCTCCGGGCAAACCTCCTGTTGCGTAGGACGAAGATCTCCGGCTCGTGCAATGCCTCTTCGCACCTTAACCCCCTTGCCACGCAACCACTCAAGAAAGTTTGGCAGTAGCTTCGACTTGATCTGTGGCATGTCCCGGCGCGGGATCAACCCAACCGCCGGAATGCCAGCATCCTCGAACAGGACGTATCCTTCCAGCAACTGGCAGAATCCATGCGGTGTGAGACCCATTACTCGCGCTCCGGCGGAAAGTCTCCACCCATGCCGTGATCGAAGTCATCTTCCTCTTCATCTGTGGCTGCACCAATTCTTGCAGACATCTCCAGAAACTGCTTGCATAACTGCTTCAGCTCTTGGTACCCATCCATCTCGTGTGAGCTGAGGGACTTGAGCCCAGCCACTGGATTCCTCGACCTCGCAATATCGGTCAGCTTGCGTACTACCTGCCCCATTTCGGTAGCAGTGTTCTCGAAAGCACAATAAGACATGCTGGTTTCGCTCAACGCGGGAGATTCAAGCAGGCGGTCGGCAAGGGACTTCATGCTTGATACGTAGATTGCGAAGGTCGAGGCTGCGCGGTGCCATTCGGCACACCCCGCTCAAGTCGCACCAGTGCGGGGTGCTTTACATCGCGCAGCCTCGATTACTTCGGCGTGAAAACGTACGTGGCCGGGGAGGTCTTTCGATCCACCTTCACCTCGTACTTGATCTTTGCTACCACAATGCGGCGCTCAACCATCCGGGCCATGGGGGCCGCCATCTTGATCTGGATCGGGCTGCCGGACTTCAACGTGCTGAGCACCAGTTGCATCCGTCGCGACTTGTCGGCGTTGGCGCTATCAATGCGCTCGGCCTCCTCCCAAATGCGGACAGCCACGTCAGACCGGTTCTTTTGAAAGGTATCATCATCCTTCAGCACCTGACTAACGTACTCGCGAGTCCGCTTTACCTTGGTCGCGATGGTGGCCTGCCACCCACGCGGGAGAAGCTTGAGGCGGTCGCGCACTTCCAACAGTGCGGATTGCTTTTGCGGGGTGAATACTGGATGGCTCATACCTGAAGGAACGCCACCCCGAGTTGTACTCAGTTGCCGGTGTAAAGCTGGTATTGCACCCTCCACATGCCGACGCGGGAAACGTGCTTCTTCTGCGTCCAGCAAACATTTGCGCCACCGTGCTCGGGACATGGTCCCGGAGGGCGCTCGTAGTGGAACCCGACCGATGCATGCTTGTCCACCACCTTGTTGAAACCGGCAGCATCGGCTGCGGCATCCATTGCTTCAATGGTATCGAACGTGGACTGGTGCTGGAAGGCTGGCGCGGTAGTGATCATGTGTGCATCTTAGCACAGACACGAACGCCTGTCAAGCTGTTACTGGTACCGTTAGTTGAAGACGAACCGCTGAGCAACCAACCACTCACGCACCTCAGACCGTGCATCTGACCAGTTAACCGTGGCCTCCGTCCCGAACAAGGACGTTATCATGTCCCGCCGGGCATCATCCTTATCCAGCTTCGGCACCTTCAGCATCAACCGGTTGGGGATGCCAGCCCTTGGGTGAATGGTTGGTTCCTCGGCAGCGGCAAGGGCGTCCTTCATGTTGATGCCAAGCTCCCCGTCTCCGATGACCGGAATATCAATCCACGATGCGTCAAAGCCGGGCAGCACCTCCGGCAGCCACTGCGCGGCGTTATCCATGACGTCGTGCATGATAGCAGACACCTGCAGTGTCTCCTCGTCCGGATGGTCTACGTAAATGCTATCGTGCACGACCAGAATCGCCAGCGCTTTCAGCTTCGCCCGGCGCAGCAGCTGATTGATGCGGTAGGCTGCCATCATAGTGACGTCTGACGCCGTGCCTTGGATGCCGTAGTTCTGCGACTGGCGCATGGCCTGCGCCACTTGTGAGTTCAGGTGGCGATCATTAGGGTTCTGTCGGCTCTTAGCGTAAAACGCCAGTGCTGGCAACGGAGCAACAAACCCAAAGCCGGAGCACACCCATTGATTCTGCACCGCGTTGCGATGCACCAGCTTCACCCACTCCGGCACCGCTGGGTACAATTCATCGATCATCTGGTTGAAACTGGCACATTCCTCCAGTGTCACTGGTTCGCCCGTGTCCGGGCTGATGACCTTGCCCTTAGTGAGCAAAGCAAACAGACCGGGATCTCCCTGCCCGTAAATGCGCCCAAACAGAGCGCCCTTGCAGATGGAGCGCTGCGTCTTGTTACTCTTGTCGGCCTTGTCTCGGAAGAAGTGTTGCTGGGTGCGAAAGTGCGGGTCCGCACCGGACTTGAACGCAGAAATCAACGCTTTATCCCGACACATGAGCGCCAGAATGCGCACTTCCAGCCCCGAGTAGTCGCGCTGACTAATCCACCCGTTTGGAAAGCGCGATGGATATAATCGCTTAATCAGTCCATCGCGGGGCATGGCCTGCAAGGGAGGCCTCGTCACCGCCAGCCGCCCGGTGCGCGGGCCAGTGATATTGAAGCTGGCATGGATGCGCCGGTCATCCTGAATAATGCCGTCTCCGCCCTCTACCTGCATCGGGTGCACGTATGCTGTCAGGAACTTGTCTGCCTCCCGGTAGTCAAGCAGGGACTGCGCTGACAGGTTGCCGTCCAGCGCCCACTCCTGCAATGCCGTGGCATCAAGGGACGGAGCGCCAGATTCGGTCAGACTCACCGGCTCCAGCTTCAAGTAGTCAATGAAGAATGCCTTCTGCTGCGGAATCGAGTTCCAGTTGATATGTGGGTGCACCTCGGCAGCCAGCACCTTGGCGCGAACCTGTGCCAGCGGCGTGCGCGGTTTGGCCTTCGGCTCGAGCTTTGTGTAGTACTCGGCCTTCATCCACTTGTCGCGAGCGCTCTTAGCCATGACGTCCATCAGCACGGTTCGCTCAAATTCCACGATCTTCTTGTCCTCACACAGGGCCTGCCGGGCTTCCTCGGCCACTGCCGTATAATGCGAGCTCAAGCGCCCGATCAGCTCGTGATCCACTTCAAGGCCATTCGCCTCCATCTCCGTGCAGATGTGGTGATGCACGCGCCGACCGAGCATGGTGTACTCCAGCAACGAGTATGTGGGCGTCCGGTTTGGGTTGCCGGTGCGAATGAAGTGCCCGCCGACGCCAGCCGCTGTCATATCTTCCAGCCGCTGCATCATGATGCGGTACAGCGACGGCAGGACCGCTGTATCCATGGCGGCGTATGGCAGCATTAGCTCAGACGGGAACTGCGAAAAGTTCTGCTCCGGGTGCGCAGCCTTGTAGACTTCCACGGCCCGCCAGTACTCGCCCGTGCTCGGAATGTACTTGCGTACCAGATCGTCAACGCCACGGAATCCTTGCGTGTTCGCGTCGATGCAGTACTCGAGCACCTGCGTATCGGCAAGGAATCCCTTGGGTCGCCAGCCAAAGGCAGCAATCACCGCCGTTTCATCGAACTTCAGATTGTGTCCGATCTTCTGGATGCGGGACAGCTCCATAATATACTTAAGCAGCTCCATCGTGGACTGCCGCTCCCGGCGGGAGCGCTCGTCTCCGCGAACTGACATGAACGGCTGCTGATCGTAATTGAGCGAAACCAGCAGCGGTGCGGGCTGAGACTCGTGGTGGAAGCTCAGCAAGAAGATGTCAAAGGATTTACGCCATGCCTGCAGCCCGGTGGTTTCCGAGTCCCACGCCAATGGTATATCGAGGTTATCTAGCACCGGACCGAACCACTTTTCCACATCGCCTGTGGTTCGAGCCATCGTGAAGGTGCGCGGAATCTCGCATACCAGTTGTACGCCAGATGATGCAGCTTCATCTGCTTCCCGAATGCGAGATGCTGCTGCCCTCCAGAGGTCGAGGTACTTGCTCAACTGACGCTCCTCGCCGCGTGCATACCCAACCGCCCATAGAGGGTGTACCGGAATGCTTATCACTTGCTTCTCCACCGGTTCATGCAGGCACTCATCAACTAACTCGATCAGCACATCACCGTGGCAGGCCTCCGGGTGGCACCAGCATCCGAGGCGCTTGCCACGCAGCTCCGGGAGCCTTGCCATTAGCTGTGGCTGCTTACGGATGTGATCCTTGTACTGCTCCAAGCTCCGCCGCCGCGCATACTTTTGATCATCCTCATCAAGGTCATCGTAGTTCGACGGCAGCGGAAACGGATTGCCCCACCCTTCATTCTTGTGCTGCCCGTGATCCCGTCCGATGTAAGCGTCAAAGGCTGCGCCAGACTTAATGTTGACGACCGTTGTCGGTGGTGGCGGCACGGCAAACTTGGCCGTATAAGCGCGACCTGTCAGCTGAATGACGTTCTTCGACTTGAGAATGCTGCCGCAGGCGGCTGCTCCCAGTGGGATGATAGCCGCCGGGCGAAGTATGAGCAGGCGCTCTTGCAACAGTGGTGAGCAGTACTGAATTTGCTTGTCTGAGGCTCGATCCCGATTCTTAGGCAGTGCCGGGTTGGCCCCGATGGTGTGGCACCCTACGGCGAATCCAAACCAGCACCTGTGCAGAATTTCTGGAGCCGCAGCTCGGATGATCTTGATGGCTTCCAACACTGACTCGCTGCGGGAGATGGTCGCAGTGCTATCGGCGGTTGCATCTGGAGACTCCATGATCACCGCAATCGGCGAGTCTTCTCCAATGGGCGGAAGTCCAGCAACCAACTGGCCGTTGATGATGTGACACCCATCCAGCATGAACGGCGACCGGGCGCATTCGTGCAGTCCGCACTTGCTGCAGCCGGGTGGGAGGGCGGTCTGGTCGGGTTCAGCGATCATATGCTTATCCAGTGCGCCACGCGATACACATCTGACTTCAGGATGTAGTAAACTGGTTGATCTGAACTCATACTGCAGTTGGAACGTCAGCGCGCATCAAGTCTACCAGAGTACGGTGCATAACCATGTGCTCCTGCGTCCCGTCACCCTTCGTGGTCGATGAGTGATGTCGAACCACGGTGTCTCCGAAGTTCAGCACGGAGACAAAGTCATCCGGGAAGGTGAACTCCGACACCAGCACGATGTTGCTCCGGGACATACGCCGGGCGAAGTCCCAGAACTGATCATGATCAAAGGTAAACTTGCTTTGCTTGGTGCGCCCAGCGTAAGGCGGGTCCAGATACATCGTCGTTTCAACCTGCCCGTCATAGGCCAGATACCCGTGGGCGGCAACGTCTGCCCCAACGCTGCGCAACGCTGCGGCCTTCCGGAGCACAGCTTCTCGCAGCACGATCGATCGGCGCTCATTATCGCTGCTTGATGCTCCTCGCTCGGATCTGGCGAACCCGCCGAAGTACTTGCCGCCAAAGCCCATACCAAAGCCGACATACGCCGTTAGCGGGTCTTGATCATCGCGGTTCCGGTTGCACTGAAGGTACATCTCCTCAGTAACCACGTCCGGCGGCAGCCATCCTCTCATCAGGCACTGCCACGTGGTGATCAATGCCGGGTGCTGATCGCTTAACCAGACCTGTTCTGGCTTAGCTGCATCGGTTGAACCTGCCAGCATCTCGCATACTCGGCTGGCCGACCCCATGGCTCCGCAAAACGGCTCGATGTAAGCCTTGGTTCCGGACATGACGGAGGCCACCATCTGCGCAATACGACGCCCCTGCCTTGCTTTTCCCCCGAGGTAATTCATGCCAGTGGGTATCTTCCGCCCGGCCACGGTACTGATGTGTCCGGGATTTCGGCGTCAACGGTTGCTGAGGCAATAAAGTAATGGGCATTACGACATGCTGCCACGGCCAACGCCTCCGTGCTAAAGGCTCCTTGGAATTCCCATGAGTTTGTTTCGACATTAATCGATTTGCCAACAACCCAGATAATCATGATCTAATGAACGAATGTGGCAATCTCCATCTCCACCAACCCCCCGCCCACCGGGCGGGGTCGCGGCTTTAGCCGCGCCAAGCAAGCGCCATTACCTCTGGCCTAATGCCGGAGGTCTTCGCGTACGCGCCCGCGCTAGCGGGCGGGGGCGCGCTCCGGAAACTCTGAAGAAGAGTTTCTGGACACGCACGCGGGCAGGAGCGCTTGGGCGCGGGCACGGGCATGTACGCGTTATTGTGGCACCACACTATTGGGCTGGGTTGCTGCAACTCTGTAGGTATTGGCAGCATTCTTCAACTCATGCAAGCAGCCAAACCATACAGCATCGCCGAAGTGCTGCGTATTCTTTGCCTGCCAATGACGGACCAAAACTCGCCATTTGCGGGTGATCCGGAAAGGGCTCACGCCGACCGCCGCCAGCAACTAGCCGACTTGAAGGGAGCAGGTGCAATTGAGAGCAGCACCACAAGTTTGACTGTCGTAGATACCAAGCACGGACGAACTGTTACCGAGGTGATTCGCATCCGAGCATAATGGACTTCGACCTTACAGCCCTCGTCGAAGATACACTCGTCGACACACACATTAGGCATCGTGGCGAACGACCTACCGGTGGGTTCCGCCCGGATGAAGCCATCCTTGCGCAGCTGCGAGAGGCATTTCCAACAAATGACGCACTGGTTGGATGGCTAAAACTGGCCATGTTCGGTCACATGGCCAGAACGGAGACCACGCGTTCGCCATTCTTCATCAATACGATGATATTCTCGGAGGACTTCATTGCTTATCTCGAGAAGCACCGGAAGTACCTCCTGTCGGTTTATGGTAACGCCAACGAGGCGGCGGCGTTTGAGCGCACGGTTTATGCCGATTGCATTCGCACGGAGCAGGATTTCCTAAGCGTGTGTGGGGGCTGGTATGTCCGCCATGGCAGCGTGGCAGACGAAACTATCTTGAGCATGGTCGTACCATCGGTCTGGTGGATTATTTGGTCGCACACGCACAAGCGCTGGCCGTCCACCCCCCAATGCTGGGATCAGGTAAAGGTGCGGCACAACGGGGCACAGGCCGTCTTTGGGCGGTTGATGGCCGAGGAGCGGGCAAAGTTGAAAACGGCAGGCAGGCGAGACGTGGTGCTCAAGGCGGCAACGCTTGCTGCCAAGGAGGCTCGCATGCAGTGGGCTGCCCGGTTCGGCCTTGTGCGTCTGCTGCACTTCAACGGATACAGCAGGCTTGCCGATGACTCGCAGGTTAAGGCAGCGGAGATTTTCCCAAATGAGCCATTGGAGGCGGCGGACCTGCGATTATTCAAGCTGGCCAAGGCAGCACGCCCGTTGATGCAGCCTGTAGCAAAGCAGCGTGGTGCGGGTGGTGCCTACGAGTCCAAAGGTGCATTATTGGCGCTGGCTATGCAGGTTGGGCATCACGACGCGGACTAAGTATTTAAACTTGGCTAACAAACTTCTTAGATGACCCCGTCCGCATTCGCGCAACTGCTGGAGCAACGGCTGCCGGACACATTCTACCACGGCACCGACAAGGACTTTGATGTCTTTCGGCGAGCAAAGCTTACGCCCCAGCTCCAGCTCGGATTTGGGTTCCATTTCACGACAGATCCAGCTTTTGCGCGGCTATACGGTAAACGCATCATTGAAGCCCGGCTGACCGCCGCCAATGTGCTGGATACGCGGCAGGTGGTGACGGCGGCAGCAGAAGAACTGTTTGCCATTGCCGTCAAGCTTGGCGGGAAGCGATGCCTATTCAATGGGGCGGTATGGCTGCAAAATGCGGTTGACGCCACCGGCCCAGCCCGTGCGGAGCGCGTGCTGCGGGATGCCGGATTCGATGCCGTATGGTATACGGGAGAACACGGCACCAGACCGAGCGGGCTTGGATATCGCAATGCACCACAGAAAGCACCCTGCATTGTGGTAATGGACGCGGCGCAGATCACAGCAGCTTGACAAGCAGCGTAGTAGCTGCTAAGGTCAACATATGAACTTCATCTCCATGGTCTTCGGCAGCGGTGCGCGGGCTAAGCGTGCTCGGCGTGGCACGGAACGCGACGGCAATCAGTACGACGAACCAGCACGCAAGTTCATGCAGCACGGAGACTCCATGGGAAAGTCCCGGCGCTGGGTAAAGCATAAGCATGCCAAGCAGCAACCGGCGGAAGACCGGGCGGACTAATGGCTGATATCGAATGTACCAGCTGCGGGTGGATTGGTGACCCATCCGAATGCGTCTGCACGCCAGAAGATGCACGGTCTGCCAAGCCATCGGCACAAATCAACTTTAACAGATGCCCAAGGTGCGGGAAAACAGACTTTGAGGACTTGGATGAGGATGAACCGGTCGAACCCTAAGTATTGGAAGCCATGAATCGTCACACACCAGTTCCTAGCGCCCTTCGCACACTTCGCCTGATCGAGGAAGCCGAACCAGACGTTCTCCACGAGTACGGGATCACAAGCTATGAGACTGGGTCGGTGAACAACTCTGACCCAACCAAGAAGGCAATTACCACGTTGCGCTGGATGCCCCGTAGTGGGCTATCGTCTGACTCCAAGTGTTCTGCATGGGGTCGGCTTCTACAGGGTATCAGCGACGATGAACTGCAACAGGTGCAGTGGAATTCCGCCATTGGCAGGATTCTGCGTACACGCTGGGCATGGCTATACGACGATGTCGCGTTTGGTGATTTTGAGGAAGGTCTCTTTGTTCGTGCCGGTCTCGCCAACCAATTTGATCGCATTGTGCGAGCGTACCTGCAGGCTGCTGGAACATTGTCAGAAGCTGCTCCGGACGCCACCGATGCACTCGATGATGCCGCCGGTGGCGGTCTCGACGATGAACTTCCCAATGAGGACGGTGCACCACTCCCGTCGCATGACAGCAAGTTTGACGCTCTGAAGAGCCTGGCGAAGCGTGACCTTCCAACCCTCCGGCATCTGGCAGCACTGAAAAAGGTGCATGACTCGCAGGCCAACCTCACCGGCAAGGATGCCTCGCTCGCCATCCAGGCCATCCTGAACCGCCTCGATCAGATTGATCCGGCGGCAGCGGCACAGCTCGGCCAGAAGAACTGGGAGCCCAACGCCCTGTCGTGGATTGAACTTTTTGACACCATTGGCGACCAGAAGCTTGGGGAGTACATCGGCATCAAGGACCACGCATCCATCCCGACCGGTTCCGCTATTGAGGCTGGCACGGATGATGAACCGGTTGCTCCGGCCAATGACGACGGGGAGGAAGGTACTGCTGCCCCGGAGGGTGATGAAGACGGTACGGGCGACACCGATGAGGTGGAGGCGCTGCTGAAGAAGCCAGCCCCGGAAGCCAAACCGTCATCGGCAACACGAGAATCACACACGCGCATTATCAAGCGAATCACCGAGGCAGGGGATGACGGCTACAATAGCATTGATGACATTGTGGCGAGCCACGGCGACCGCAAGGTGGTGGCCTTCATTCACAACAGGCACCAAGAGCGCGTGCCGTTCGACGCATCGCTGGAAGACGCACTTCACACGTTCGAGCAGTACAGTGGAGACGTTGCCGATGTCATCTCGGACTGGAAAACGGTGGAAAGCTACGGAGATCTGGCGCAGTACGTGCGTGGGCAGCAGCCGGAAGCCAAACCGTCATCGGCAACACGAGAATCTTATACCGCAACAATCAAGCGAATCGCCGAGGCAGCAGGCGGAAGCTTCCGTGCCTTTGACGGGCTTGGCGACAGCGATCAAGCCGTGAAGATAGTGGTTGGATCGGCTGGTTCTACCGAGCAACAGATTATCGAGTGGTGCCGAGCCAACCCGGATGAAATGCAATACTCTGGTCCGCATGATGAACGCCTATCGGTCGATTTGGACGAAATCGGCGTTGTCATGCCCGGCAGCGAGCATTATACGGCAACCAGCATGCGGGCGCGCAAGGTAGCAACCGGAATGCTCGCGTTCGAAGTGTACCCGGTAGTGTAACGCACGCGATCAACGTAGCACACCACATTGACGGCAACGAGCACGTGGCTACGTATCAGCCGGACGCAAACGGGCAGCGTCGTCCGCGCTTAACAACCAGCAAGCGTTCCTTGGATAACTTGACAGGCGTCACGCCTCCTGTTATTATTCGTTCATGATTCAAACTGCTCCGCTTCCTACGAAGAAGGTTCTTCAGCACCGCCCATATCAACAGCGCATCGGCGAAAAGCTCGATGCAAACTGGCGCAAGGGTGTCAATAGCCAGCTGGTGGTCGCCCCCACCGGGGCCGGGAAAACGTACTTGGGGTTACGTGCGGCCAAGGCAGCACAGGATGACGCCAAGGAATTGTTCGGGTGCGAGCCGCATGAGGTCGGCATCTGCTGGGTGGCCATGCGCCGCAACCTGCTCCTCATGGCGCAGGAGGATAACATGGCGCTGGTTGGCGCGCAGAACCTTCACACGGTCTCGATGTTCGACACCAATCCGGCCCGATACTTCAAGGATTACGCTCGCGTCATCACGGTTTACGACGAGGCACATCACGTGGCTGCCAATACCTGCGTCGGCCTGCATTCCGCCGTCGACCCCGATCTCACCATCGGCCTCTCGGCTACGCCGCTACGCACGGACCGCATGGACCTATGCTTTCAGGTCACCGTGCAGGATGCCGGATATCACCGCCTCATCCAAGAGGGCTGGCTCTCTCAGTTCGATCACTACTCGATCTCCGGCAGGTGGTCGCCACAATCTGTCGCCGAGACTTATCTCGCCGACCCAAAGCGCTGGGGGCAGTCCGTCGTCTTCTTCTTATCAAGAAAGGAGTGCGAGGAGTGCGCCACGATCATGCGGGCTGCAGGCACCCGCGCCGAGGTGGTGACCGGGTCTTCTAATCGCGAGCAGCAGCAGCGGGACTTCGAAGATGGCAAGGTCGATGTGATGATCTCCATGGCCGTGCTCACCGAGGGCTTCGATTGTCCGCAGCTGCAGACCGTGTGGGTGCGCGATTCCAAGCACCGCAGCGTCATCACGCAGATGAGCGGGCGGGCGCTCCGCTTGTTCGAAGTGAATGGTGTGCGGATCGCGAAGAACGTTGTGCAATCTATCGAAGCCGGGTATCCGTTCACCCGCGTGGCCTCGGCCCGCATGCAGTATCTGCAGGTGGACGGCAAATGGCGATCCATTGGCGCGAACGACAAAGCATGGCATGCATACGCGCTGGTCAGCGGACGCCGGGTCGAGGCTTACGCGCGTGGAGACATCAAACCCAACGCCTATATGCTCACCTACAGCCGGGGCGTGGAATGGGATAGCACCAACGGTGTAATCAAGAAGCCAGCGGTGCGCCTCAAGCCCAGCAGCGATAGTCGCTCCGAGGATCTGGCGGCGCAGCGCGAGCGGGCACAGGAGCAGGGCAATGCCGATCCGGGAGCCGAGTAACCTATGAGACCAACAGCCAAACAAATCCAGCAAGCCATCGACACACTCCAGTCCGCACTGGCCGCAACCTACGGAGACGCAGCAGCGCGTGCCGGAATTGGTGAGGGGTGCTCCATTGAGGTACAATGCGCACAGGTGCAGGTATGCGATGCCGAGTGCTGCGTTGAAGACGTCGATTCACCACAGGCCGCAGCCCAGTTCCTTGCAAATGCACAAAGGTCACAAGCCATGAAACACCCAGTCACCATTCAGCTCGACGTCGACGCCTGTCACCTAACTGATACCCCACTCCCGTACTACTGCGTCACCATGCAGAAGGGTGCGCCTTATCGCAACCGCGACAACTATCACTGCACCAACTGGGACGACGAACCGCAGCTCATCACTGCACGTTCCGTCGCCGAGCTTTACGAGCACATGGCGCAGGAGCGCGTTAATTTCACCATCTACGGCGAAACGCAAAACCGAGCGTCCCATGGGGATACGCACGACATCGAGGATTATCTCATCAGGTTCTCTTCCATCTTCGTGCAAGTAGAGGAATACAGCGAAGCCAGACTCAAGGCTACCGTCACGTACCAGAGCATCGGCGCAGCGCGGGACGCACGGCGCGCCAAGGAGAGGGATGAGGCCGAAAAGGCGCGCAAGCGGGCCGAGGCATACAACCTCCGCCAGCGCGAGGAACACGATAAGGCCGAGTTCCTCCGGCTCAGCAAGAAATTTGCGAAATAAGGCACAGGCGACTTGGCAACTTGACAAGCATTCGTTCCTCTGCTAAAGTTCTCACATGATCGGCAACTACCAGCAGCCAACGCAGTACTTGACAAGTGCTCGCGGGTGTGCTAAAGTTCCCACATCAGCAGCTTTCACCCGGCAGAACCGGAATCAGACAAACAACCAATAGCAAATCACGCGAAATTCGCGAAACCCACTATGACAGCTACCGCCGAAAACACCAGCACCGAATCCGCCACCATCGCCGCCGAAGTCGAAATGCGCGTCCGCAGCCACCCCATGGCCCCGGCGAGCAACCTCATCTGCCACCCCGGCACGATGATTCCGCAGATCGAGCAGCTCAACATCGACCTCGCAGACATCAAGCTCGACCTCACCGAGGCAGGCAGCAGCGCCCGCCGCCACGTGAAGGAGCTCAAGATCGCCGGACAGGTCGTCCGCTACAGCGATCGCTTCGGCAACAGCCTCAGCGGCCTGATCGGACAGTCCAAGTCCATCTTCCGCCTCTTCGAACCGGACGAAGTCATCAGCCGCGCCCTTGAACGCGGTCATCGTGCGGCCTGCCGCGTCACGCTCACCACGCTCAAGGACGGCACCCGGCAGGTTCTCGCAGCCACCGGCCCCAAGGCCGTGGCCGTGCCGCTCGACGATTACATGACCATCATGGCCGATGCCGGAGTGAACCTCCAGCACGTGCGCTATGCGGACGGTGAGCTCCACTCGCCACACACCCCGTCGCTCGCTTCGAGCTTCATGGTCGGCAGCGACGTCATGGAGAACAAGTTCACGCTCTCCGCCCCGCTCGACGGATACGGCCAGCTCTCGAGCTTCCTCTCGATCCTGCGGCAGGTTTGCAGCAATGGCGCGGTCGCCATGGCTCCGGCGTTCCGCACCAGCATTCCGCTCGGCGATGCCGATAAGGAGGGATTCAACCCCGGTGGCGTCCTCCGCCGCTTCCTGAACAGCTTCAATCACGAGGAAGGCTACAAGGCACTGAGCGACCGCTTTGTGGCGGCGAACAAGTGCCCGGCCTCCGTGGATGAGTACTTCGGCCTGCGCAAGACGCTGAACGGATTCCTCGACACCGAGAACTCCGGGACGCGCGGGTGCTCCGAATGGGAAGTGCGGGTCGCACTCGACAAGCTCGCCGGAGACATCGAGGGTGTCTATGGCAGCGCGAACCTCGATCAGGTGCCCGCCAAGGTGCGCCGCTCGATGCCCACAAAGATGAGCGTCTATCGCCTGATCAACTTCGCGACCGAGGTGGCCACACACTACGCTCACGAAGGCTCCCGCCGCCGCCTCGCGCTGTTCGTCGGCCCGCTGCTCGCAGCCACCGGCGGCTTCGATCTGGAGAACATGCTCCGCCCCGAGGAGACGCCTGAGGCCTTCTACCTCAAGCACATCGTCGGCGCGAACTCCGGCGTGGCCGGTGCTCTGCCCGAAATCGCATCTGCCAACTAGTCCACCCTAACTGGCAAGACGCGGGGAGCGAGATCGGCTCGCTCCCCGCGAATGCCGGTAACGAAGGGTTATCTGGTGGGTAGAGGCGAAGCACGCCTGCAAACGGGGAACCGACAGAGAACCACGAGTGAAGTACCAAGTAGGCTGCATTGTCATGGCCGAACGGGAATTGCACCACTGCCGCGCAAGCGCAACGGGGCACTCACCAGATAGTCCTTCGCAACACAATGATCACCACCCGCACGTTCCTGCGCGACGAGGTAGTGGTTGGCACGTGCGCCACCCACGCCAGAAAGCTGGTGCGCCTCCTATCCGATTCATTCACACCCACCAACACCAACAACTAATGCAACTTAAACTTACATCCGAGCAAATCAAGGAACTCACCAAGCTGGGAATTACGGCTGCTGCCGTCGAAATTGCTCGATGGGATAATGATACCGTCTTCGAAAGCTACGAGGTGCCGCCGGGTTACATTGTGCGACTGGCCAAGCATGCACGCGCCAACCCCAAATCGTACAACGGCATCCTGCAAAAGCTGGCACAGCTTGAACGCGTGCTGAAGGCTCCAAAGACGCACAAGTGCACGCGCCTCGACACGTTGAGCGAGGCTATTCTGCAGTCCTGCTTGGTGCAATCGCCAAATCGGTGGCTGTTCGACATTGAGTCTGAGGTGCCGTCCCCATGGTTGGTAACCGGGTGCGCGTATACGCCTGCCAATTGCACACGTGATCGGGACGAACCAGCACGGGTGACCCTGTCACTGGCTGCCAGCGTGCGCGGCAGTAAGACACACAAGCACCTGACTTTTCACCAGGATGACCTAATGATCAGCGCGGGTGAGCGCGATGCAGCTCGGCGAGCAGAAGCACTTCGCAACACGGAGGAAGACCACCTGCAGGTTGAAGAAACGAATGCAAAGCTGGCCAAGTATGGGGTAACCGTGGAAGACATACTGGCGCGCGAGGGCTTCGTCTTTGAAGCGCCGGAGCTCAAGGCTAACTACGACAAGTACGTGGCGGAGTGGGAGGTGTTATGGAAGCAGCACTTTCAGCAGTTCACGTATGTGACGCGCGTTATAGATGAGGCTGAGGATGAGGACGATGCCACACTTCAGCGGCAAAAGGCCATGGCCGATGCCACACTAGGCGCATCGGAGTACAAAGTGGTGAACGACGTTCCAACGCTCAAGCTCAGGGGCGAAGAGACCACCCTCCGCATTCCGGCTCTCAAGCGCAGCATCGAGGAGGGTACCGAGGACGATACCGACATCTTTCACATTCCAATTCACCCGTGGCTGTACGTATTCAATCTGGAGACGCATAGCCACATGTGGGTGGCCCCGCACAAGGTTAAGGCATACGTGTACGACACCGGATTGGTGGAGCGCCTCATCCTGCCCGATCCGCACAAGCAGCTGATCCGGTTGCTCACCAGCAACCCGGACACCCTCGCTGCAGACTTCGTGCGCGGCAAATCTGCCGGTACCATTATCATGGCAACCGGCAACCCCGGATTAGGTAAGACTATGTCGGCAGAAGCTTACTCGGAGGGTAGCCAAACCATCCTTTACAAGGTGCAGAGCGATCAGCTTGGTCTGAGCCCTGACGCCATCGAGAAAAACCTCAAGGAAGTATTCGCCCGCGCTTTGCGATGGAACGCCGTCCTGCTCATCGATGAGTGTGATATTTACGTTCGCGCACGCGGCACAGATATCAAACAGAATGCGATAGTGGGCACACTCCTGCGCACTTTGGAGTACTTCAACGGAGTGATTTTCATGACCACCAACCGCGCCACGGAAATTGACGACGCCATCATGTCCAGATGCAGCGCCGTCATCCGTTATGATTACCCGTCTGCCGCACACGCACTGGCTATCTTTGATCAGTTTGCAACACTGTTCAAGCTCACCGTTCCTGCATCCGTGATCAAGCAATTTCTAACCAGCATGGCCCAGCGTCCAACACTGAAGGAATTTGCTGCGGATGGTCACCCGCAAATCAGTGGTCGCACCATTAAGAACCTGCTGCGCCTTACCGCCAGACAGGGGATCAGCAAGCCATCAGCAAAGGAAATGCTAGACACAATGGAATATCTGGCAACCTGAACCGACTATAAGCGTTCCTCCGCACATGTCTGAAGAAGCCCAAATTGCCGATATCGGCGCAAACTCCACCAACGTTGAAAACATGCGACTGTTCGTAGGGCTGGAGATCTTCATCTTCATTACGCACGTCGTCCTGTCAGGCGTTGCCTGCTTCGTTGGCGCGCTCACCGGGGCGTGGATAGCGTGGGGAGTCATCGCCGTCCTGGTCATGCTGTTCGGGTTTGGTCTGACCGCCTTCATGATGATGACGCGGCTAATAAGTTACACGATAGCATTCGCCCAGATGGCGGAGTTGCTGGATGCAACGCGCCTTGTGATGCTGTCGCTGTTCTCCAAACCTGGAGCCGGAAAACCTGCACCGTTTAAGCCGAAGAATCCAGACACCATTTGATGAACCCCGCACCATGGGTAGAGCGCGACTTCAAGGTCGCGGCCAACGATGCCCTTCTGCGGCTGCTGGAGGCAACACCTGCAGATGGGCTGAAGCTAGCCATGGTTCCTAATATCAGGGTGCGGCCTGACGAACAACCAGCGGTCATTCCTCGACGCCGCAATGCGCATAATATATGAGTTACCTTGATCATTGGGCAATGCAGTCACCTCCGCGCCCACAGCAGGCCGAGGTACTTGAGTGGGCTGAACGGTCTGAAGCGCGTACGTTGCTGGTTAATGCCCCAACTGGCGTTGGCAAGTCACCCATCATTGTCACCGTCGCCGAAGCAGACGGAGGCATTATTCTTACGCCGCTCAAGCAGCTGCAGGACCAATATCGTCGAGACTGGCCGGACATGCCTCTTCTCAAGGGGCGGCAGAACTACCCATGCGACCACTTCAGCGGATCGGACTGTCAGTCCGGAGCTGCGGCTGGCTGCAACGCAGAAGCATGTCCGTATCGATCTGCGCGCGGCACATTCTTCGGCGCGCGAGCCGCCGTCACCAACTACGCGTGGTTATTTGCGGCCATGCGACAGGCTGAGTTTGAACTGCCAAGCGGAGAATGGTTGTGTTGCGATGAGGGACATGCGCTTGAGGCCAACCTAATTGGTGCTGCTGCCGTCAAGGTCACCCTCGATATCATCAAGCTGCTGGAATTTCGCGAGACGTGGCCTACGGATGTGACTACCTCCGTATCATTCATGGAGCGTATGCTCACCGTGGTCAGCGTGCGCATTGTACAAATGTCACAGGAGTGCAGCGTTGGCGGAGACGCCGTGGACCCGGACATGGCGCACAACCTGGTCAAGTTAAGGATGTTGTCGCAGTCCATTGAGTACTTCCTCGAGTCGCACGAGCAGGAGACGTGGGTATTCTCAGATGATGGCGACCTCATGACCTTCACGCTCCGACCGTTAACCGCACAACGGCTTTACAGCACATACATGGAACCGCTGGGACGCCGCATCCTGCTCGCCAGTGCAACGCTTCCAGAGCCACGGCTGCTGGAGAGGTGGGTCGGCATTGCCGATGCCGAGCGCATTGACTTACCGTCACCATTTGATACAGCAAACCGAACGGTGAGGTTCGCACCAGCCGGAGACATGTCCAGAAGTGCGTCAACGGCCTCGCTGCCTGCAATCGCGAACAGGATCGTGAAGCTGCTGGATGCGTACAAGGGGCACAAGGGCATCATCCACTCACACTCGTTTAAGCTCACGGAGCAGCTTTCCACCATGCTGCGACACCACACCGGGCGAGTTCTCGTTCATGCTCGCGACACGGATCGGCAAAACCTCATCGAGCACCATCTCCGGAGTTCGGAACCAACGGTGCTAATGAGTCCGTCTATTACGGAAGGGCTGGACTTGTTCGACGACCTTAGCCGATTCACCATCTTCGCCAAGGTACCATACGCGTACCTTGGCGACAGTTGGGTTGCTGCGCGCATGAAAGAAGACCCGTGCTGGTACGCATGGCAAACCATGCAAGCTATTATTCAAGGTACCGGTAGGTCGATTAGAAATGTTAACGACTGGGCGGATTGCTGGTTGATCGATAGTGGATTTGGGTCATTTTGGTCTAGGTGGGGTCACCTTGCCCCAAAGTGGTTTGCCGACAGTGTCAGCATGTAGCACATGCCACATGTTACAGTCCAGATAGCGTTCCTTGCCGTGTGATTAACAAGCATTTCCTTCCGCGTCCGGAGGACCTACCGCAGCTGCAAACGGCAGAGGGCCAGCCGATTCCGTTCGCCCTCATCATCGGCATCGACCCGATGAACCTTGAGGCGGAGTACGAGAGTCATGCGGCATGGCAGGCAACGATTTCGTATGCCGAGGCACGGGCGCAGGCAGACGCGGCCACGGCAAACCGCGTGTTGGAGCGGCTGCGCGCCAAGAAATTCTTCGAAAAGAAGCAATCACTTGCAGCTGCTGGGTCGAAGCCTACTAACGACATGATTGCCAATGCTATATGTCTCGATCCAGATGTTGTTGAACTGGAGGATGCGGCAGCGGCGGCGGATGAACGAGCAGCCATTCTGAACGCTGCACTGAAGTCCTTCATCGCCCGCAAAGATATGATTGTTGGGATCGGAGCCAACAGTCGAGCCGAGCAGGTGCGCGTATATCGACCAGTTGGGTCACCAGAAGATTAATGGACGCCTACTTTTACAGATGTGGCAAAGAACTCCGGGGTGACGTGCTTTACTCGAACCCATTGCGGGTTCGCTGCAGGTGCGGCAAAGCGCATGTGCTGGGTGTTCTCAAGGTACCTGATGCCGGAGAGGTAGCAGACACGTTTGAAAACGAATGGATCAGGCAGACCACCCCACTTCGGCACGGTCACTGATGAAGCACGCTCACGACATTCTTCGAGCACGGTTGCACGCCCGCATTGACGCTCACGGCAAGCCACCAGCACGAGCAGCAGCAAAGTACACCATGGAGCAGCTGCAGGGACAGTGGCATGACCTGTTCGAGACCATGATGCGCAATAGGCTTCAAATGGGGGCGCTGCGCTACGGACTCAATTTCTGCAATGCTGCAGGAAAGCCGCAGTACGATCGGCTGCAAAGTGCCATTAAGCGGCTGGAGTTATATCAGGAGACCGGCAACGACGAGCTGCTGGTAGACGTTGCCAACCTGATGATGCTAGAATTCGGAGAGGGCAAGCATGCCAAGAAACACTTTGAAGCCGTGGACGGAGATAGTCGAATTGCCGTACATGAAGCTTAAAGTTACCAAGTTCTGTCTGCAGCCGACGCCGTCCTTTCCAGACGGTGCCCCGCAGCGCGAGGAGTACGAGTCTGCTGACATACACAGGCAAGATTGCCGCAGGTATATAACAGAGTGGGTACAGAAGTACGAGTGCCTCGGACTTACCACACATTGGCTTACCGATGGTCGGGACGGTCGCACGATAACGGAATGTCGGGACCGCAACTGCCCGCAGCACTTTCCACGTGACTGACGTCTGCATCATTCATGGAGATTGCCGAACCGGCCTGCGTGTCCTGCCGGATGCCAGCATCAACTGCTGCGTTACGTCGCCGCCGTATTACGGACAAAGGGATTATGGACACGCTGGACAGCTGGGAATAGAAAGGACGCCAGAGGAGTACATTCAGTCCTTGGTTTCTGTGTTCGCGGAAGTGTGGCGAGTGCTTCGCCCGGATGGGACCCTATGGATTAACCTAGGCGACACTTACTCGCGAGGTAACCGCCGCACCGTAATTGCGCAGCGAGGAGCTCTAGCATCCAGCAAGGACGGTGGCAAATACGGGTTCGTTTCGGCCTCAGGTATGATAGGTGATCATCCGATTATTAAGCCGAAGGATATGATTGGAGCACCATGGAGGATGGCATTTGCGCTGCAGGCCGCAGGGTGGTATCTGAGGCAGGACAACATCTGGCACAAACCCAACCCACCGCCGGAAAGCGTAAACGATCGATGTACAAAGGGACATGAGTATATGTTCATGTTCTCCAAGTCTGAGCAGTATTACTTCGACCACGTAGCCATTATGGAGCCAGACAAGGTTGGCGGCATGCGACGCAGGCGATCCGTGTGGACCATTCCGGTGTACGCCGACAAGGCTGCGCACTTTGCTATGTTCCCGCCTGCACTGGTTGAACCCTGCATACTAGCCGGATGCCCACCTGATGGTACGGTACTAGACCCGTTCGCCGGTAGCGGTATTACAGGCATGGTAGCCTCGAACAATAATCGAGCGTCCGTGCTGTGCGAGATCAACGATAAAAACCTTGATATTATCCGCAAACGCTGTCCGCAGGCCTTCGTGATAGTTCAGGGGTAACTGCAGAATTTGGGCGTTCCTAGTTATTCGACCAAAGGTCGCCTTACAACAACACACCAACCACATACCAACCCGTCATATGCCTCCTCCAACCCAACGCCCCGTCCTCAGCCCAGAACTCCTCGCCGATCTCGAAGAAGATCGCGCCAAATTCAGCACATCTGCTGGTGATAACTACAAGATCCCGGACGATAACCGCCCACATGCCATCCGCATCCTGCCTGGCATGTTCGGAAAGAGCAAGCAGAAATTTTACGTGGCTCACGCCCAGCATTGGGTGGTGGTGGAGGGGCGGCGGCTGCCCATGGAATGCCCGGCCAAGATTACGACAGGCGCGCCGTGCCCGTTCTGTGACGGTCTCGCCGGGTGGCGCGAATACGAGACGGAGCTGCGCAGCAACGTTCGCAGCAGTGGTGGCGTGGATCAGATGGCCCTCAAGCGCATCGGTCGCATCATCAGCAACTCCCTGCCCCGCATCAGCTATTCAATGAACATCATGGCCCGTGATGATGCCAGCCCCATCGTCCGACCATATTCGGCACCGAGCACGGTCTTCAGCGTGATCGAGAATAACTTCATCAACAACGGTCCGGACATCCTTGACCCGTACACCGGTATTGACTTCTCTATCACCAAGTCCAAAAAGGGTGGTCGAGCATCGTACAGCACCATCGCCCTGCTGCAGCCGGTGGCACTCTGGTACACGGATGACGAGCAGATCGACGAGTCCACCATCAACGATCTGATGGAAAAGCGCATCAAGCTCGACAACATCCGCCTCCCGGATTATGATGAGATGGTGAACTGCTACAACGCCATGGTGGACGCGGTTCAAGCCGGTGCCGAAGACGCCGATATGCGGAACGATGAGGCACATAAGTCACAGCAGAAGCCAGGCGCTGGTACTCGCCCCGCTGGACCTCCGACAGGTGGTGCCCGTCCAGCCGCAGGAGCGGCCCGTCCTGCCCCACGTCCCACCGCCACGGCAGCAGCTGCCGCCCCGCGTCCCGCTGCCCGTCCCGCCCCTGTTCCCGCCCAAGCCCCTGAGGCGGGTGGCGACGACGTGCCTGATGGTGTCGAGGACGACGTGCCAATGGACAATGTCGAACCAGCGGCCCAATCACCAGCGGCCCAATCACCAGCCGCGCGACCCCGTCCTGCTGGACCCGCAGCGGCTGCCCGTCCTGCCGCAGCCCGTCCCGCTGGACCTCCGACCACCCGTCCAGCCGCAACGCCAGCCGCAGCACCTGCTACGCGCCCCGTGGGCACTACCAAAGCAGCGGCCCCGGCACTGATGCAACGCCTGAAGGCATTGCAGGCGCAGGAAGACGCCACCCCGGCAGAAGGTGGTGGTGAAGCATCTCAGGAACTGGAACCCGAACCCGCTGAGTAATGGCCAAGACTAAAGCCACGGCAGCCTCGCCGCAGGACACGCTTCGTCGCATACTGGACAAGCATGATGATGACACGCAGTATAGCCACATTCTCGGCGAGGGAAAGGCCGTGGACCGATTCTATACACCCAAGCACTTCTATTCTACGGGCCTGCGCCTGCTGGATACGATCCTCGGTGGGCGAGGTGCTGAACGTGGAGGGTTCGGAAGCGGGCGCATCACGGAGATTTATGGTCCAGAGCGCACGGGCAAATCCGAGCTCCTGCAGAAGATCTGCGAGCGCTTCCTCACACAGTACGAGGACGGTATCTGCCTTGTGTTTGATCAGGAGCAGGCGTTCGATGAAAAGAAACTGGCATCAGTGCCGATATTCTCGTGTGGTCGAATGTCGATCATGTGGAGTCGTACGGCGGAGTCGCTGTTCCGCTCCATCGAAAAAATGGTCACCGAGATTCATGAGTCTGGCGAGACCACGCCGATTCTGATTGGCATAGACTCGCTTGCCGCCATGGAAACGGATGAGGAGGCCGACAAAACGCTGGAGGAGCACACGATGATGGGAATAGCCCGCATCCTCTCCCGCGCCATGAAGAAGATTCGCAACCCGCTGACCATGTCAAACGCACATCTCGTGGTTCTGAACCAGATCCGCGACAAGCCAAACGCAATGGCAGGAGCCGAGCCAGAAAGTCCCGGAGGTCGGGCGTTGAAGTTCGCTGCTGACTATCGCATCCGCACCATGAACAAGGGGCAGTTCCGGTTCAAGGCCGACAGTGGCAAGGGTGCGGACAAGGCAGCACCGGACGGCCTGCTTGTTGGGTTCAAGACCATCAAGAATAAGCTTGACATGCCGCTGCGGGTCGTGGAGATTCCGTTGCTCTTCCGTGGCACGGGAGGCGAACGGTCCGGGTTCTCCGACATGTGGTCAGTCTTCTACCAGCTCAAGCGCAGCAAGCTGCTCAAGGTCTCCGGCGGTCGATACACGCTGGATGGCCTCGGTGAGACATTTGATATGACGCAGTGGCCGGAATTTTGGAACAGCAACGTGGTCATGCCAGTTATCGACGCGGCCCTTGTAAAATGGCAGAACCGCATCATGCAACGCGATGGCGTGGTGTCGGTAGATGAAGATGACGATGAGGACTGAGAAATGATTCATCAGTGGCTTCGTTGCCGGTGCAGTTACGATGCTGGTTACGATGCTGGTTACGATGCTGGTTACGATGCTGGTCGTGTTCATTATCACCATGAACAGAATCGGCCCATGGAGATAATGAGAGCGCTCTCCACAAACTCCGGCAATGGTGCTGTGATGACGTGGGTGACATGGACTTGACAAGTGGCGATCGCTATGTTATTGTTTCGCACATGATAACAAAGTCACCAACAAAGTCACCAACAAATTCACCAACAAATTCACCAATTCTGTTCATTAATCGCAACGCCGGGCCATTTGTGGTGGTCGCGCGACTGACCGGCGTCAGTGCCGGTGATTGCGCAACCACGCTTGATGCCCATGGTATCAGCACAATGCCGAGCATCCCAATCCGCAAGCTGCTCAACATTTGCAAGAACAAACCCACCACGGTCTGTCCGTGGGTCAACCTGCAAGGCTGCGCAGAAGTGGCTATCGCCATTGCACAGGCTGCCGCTGAGGCACATCGGGTTGGAGCAACGCACGGGTATAACTGCGGATTCAGTGGCGGCGCTGATCCGGGTCTGTGTCACTTTGCTCATGGAGACCCTCGGGCAAAGGAAAATACTCACTACAAGAAGGTGGGAGATAATTTCATACACAGGGCGCTGATCTGATGCCCGGCCTCTCCACAAACTCTGGCAACGATGCCGTGATGACACCGTTGTGGCTCGCCCAAGATTGCATGGAGTGGGCTGGTACCGAGCCCGGAATGCGCGTTTACGAACCATGCTGTGGAGTCGACAGTGGGTTTACGGAGGCGCTATTGGGGCAGAGCGTGCGGTACATTGCAAGCGGCAAGGAGCGTATGCTCGTCGAGTGGGCCGAGATCACGCTCGGACGCGACATGTTCGAACACGATCCGGGACAGGTTGATCTAGTCATCACCAACCCACCGTATTCATTGCTTGGGAGATTCATTCCGCACATGCTGAACGTGATCCGGCCAACCCGCATGGTGCTGCTAGCACCGCTCACCAACCTTGTCACAAAGAAGCGCCTCCGCGACACCTTCGATGCAGGGTACTCCTTTAGCCGGATTCACATCGTGGAGCAGTTGCCACCACCAGCCGTGTGGCCTGCCTCCGGGTTCCAACAGTGCTTCGTGGAGTACTCGCAGGGCGATCACCGTACGCAGTGGACGCGCCCCAGTTTGCTGTAACTTGACAGATGCTCGGCTTGGTGCTATCCTTAGAAAGGATACCAACATGAAGAAGACAACTGACCAAATAGCACACGACTGCGGGATCAACGCATCACTACTCGGAGCCGTAGTCCACAACGTAAGGACTCCCGCGAATCAACCGGAGGAACAGCTGCACGAGGTCATCGGCGCGCTCTATCAGCGCATTGAGAATCTCGAAGTGGACAGCGATCAGTTAGCACTGTTCCGCGATCTCTGCTGCGAGAAGTGCGGACACCACGCCCATCCGGATGAAGTGTGCGCCTTCTGCGAGAACGCAGAGCTGAAGCGGCGCATTGAGAAGCTGGAGGAGGACAAGCGTGAACCAGTGCTTAACCTAAACGAGTGCTGGACGTGCGGCTGCCTGACACACTGCTCGTCGTGCCCGCGCTGTGAAAGTAACCTCGTGCCCGAAACGACGCAATCGGCAGACTTGGAAGCGTGTCGCGAGCGGATCAAGAAGCTGGAGGAGAAAAGAGACCGACTCAAGGAGACGATTCAGGCGATGCGAACCAACGCGACAGGGCTGAGGAACCCGGACGCATTCGCAAGACCAGACCTGCAACCGCTGCGCGACGCTTCCGCTCAATCGATGGAATTCTGGGCGCTGCGCATCGAAGATGAGGCGCTGTAACAAACTACTCCTGCAGTCGGCTGAGCATCGCTGCCTGTAGCGGGGACTGGAAGGCAGACGCCGGAGCCGCGTGGATCGTAGCTTCAGGACGAGCATCGCCCTGTCGCAAAATCTCCGCCTCAGCCGTCACCCATAGCGGAATGCCGGTCTGGGCAAAGAACTTATCCACGGACACGTACACCTTGCCGAGCTGGTAAACCCGCCCGTACAGCAGCAGCTCGTCGCCTGCTTCCGGATAGTAGTCCTGCATGCGCAGTTCCAGCACGGAGAGACCCATCTTGACCGGCTGTGAAAAGTCCCACCCGGTCTTTTGGAACTTCAGGTCCGGGTCTGCGTAGGTGCAGCCGGGGTGTAGGAAAACAGATCGCGTGAAGGTACGCTGGGCCGTCACCGGTTCATTGTACAAGTCATCGATCTCGGCTCCAGTTGAAGCTCGCGCCAGTTCCTTGAACGTCATCAGGGCGTAAGATGTGGTTACGTATTCAAGGCAGATGCGCTGTGCCTCCACAATATCTTCCAGCCCGGACAATGCCTGCCGCGTCCGGGACACGTCGGCAGCAGCATTCATCAAGGCATCCAGCGTCAGCCCGGATCGGGCAAGAATGGCGGCATCATGCGGGAACAGGCGCTTGGCGTTGAAGTTCATAATTGCGGGCGCAGCCACTTTTCGACGGTGCACGAAAACTTACTGTCGGCCCGTGCGTGTTGCTCAGTTTCTTTAAACCCAAACAGGCGAACCAGCATACGGGCGGCCACAATATTTGTACACCAATTCCTGCATAGCACCGGACCCGGCGATTCCGCGAGTCCATGCTGTATTGCCGCCAACATGAGCTCATACCCAATCGTCCCACCCTGGTGCTCTGGCAAGACTGCCATATCAAACGAAAACCCAGAAAATTCACCTAGTTCGTTCGTTTGCGGCACTGTTAGTGCTTCAACTGCACCAACGACCGTATCGTCAAGCTGCGCCGTTAAAATGAGTGTAGCGTCAGCACGCGGATTGATCCCACTTTTGCGGAAAACTTCATAGGCTGCCTTGCCAACTATCCACGGGTCGCCATGGCTATCATCGCACTCAACCCATGGTACAATGCAGAGTCTTTCACATAATGCATGGAAATCCGTGGGGCGCATCATAGTATAAGGTCGATGCGGAGGGCAGACGGCACAACCGTGGAATCAAGCGCGGAGGACAGGGCATCTTCGGCGCGTTTGGATACCGCTGCAGTGATGGCTGGCAGCAGCCGGACACGCGGAACGTCGGCTGCACCGAACTCCAGCTGCCGAAGGGCGAGCAGGGTTCGCTCTGGCAGACATAGCTGTCCGGCCTCATTTAGTTCAATTACCTGCGGCAACCCCGCAACTGCCGTCAGCAGCTCAGCTGGTGCGTGCAGCAATCGAACCTGCAAACGTGTACACACGGGTATCAGCGCCTCGCGGAGTTCGGGCGTTAGCTGCTTAAAGTCCATGTCGCAGGTCACCATTCCTTATAATTAGCCTTTGTTGGCTACATATTGGAATGGCAATTCTCAGCAACATTATTGGTGGCCTTACAAAGGGGGTAGATGCATTGAAGATCAGCCTTGGTAGTAGCCAGAAAGCACTAGACGGACTAGCCAAACGCCAGAAAGCAAACTCTGCCACACAGGTAGCAGACATGGCTGCTATTGAAAAGCGACTTAAAGAATTACGCATCGAGGCTGCTAAGCTTAAGCTCAACCCGGCCACGCTGCAGGCGGACCTTGATGCCGTTAGCGAACGAATTAAGCGAACCACCATTCGCCAAATGCAAAGGTCATCGGATTTGGAGGGTCAAAAACAAGCGGACCTACAGGAAACCGAGCGTGTCACCATGGCTACCGGGAGGGGCATGAAGGTGTTCAATGGGATCATGCAGGCTGGTACGGCAATTGCAACCATTGCCAAGGTTGGTGGTGTTGGATATGCGGATGCAGCCGTCAAGGCAGCCCGTGGCACCCACATGGCCGGACTGAGCATGCAGCACATGATGTGGCAGGGCATTAAGCTAGACCAGGCGCTCGGGCTTGGTGTCGAGGAGTCAGCTAACCTGGTGGTTGGTTTAAACCAAATTGGCATGGCGGCAGGCAAGCGCTCAACGGACATGGAGGGGCTAGCCGTAAGCATTGGTGCGATTGGTCGACTCAGCGGCGTTGGGTCTGCAGCCGTGCTGGAGTTCTACGATGCTCAACTTCGCGTGGCTGGTGCAAGCAGCAACGGTGCCGCTGCCATTGCTAACCTTAGCGTAGAGGCGCAAAAAGCCGGTCTAACCGGCAAAGAGGCGTTTGAGGAGATGACGAAGCACGCCGACATGGAACTCGGCATGGATGATGCGGCCAAGCAGGAGTATATGCGCCGCATGCTTGGGGCAGCTGCCACCATGAAGGCAGCTGGTGTCGACATGAAGGCGGCTGCTCCGAAGGCAGAGGGAACCGACCGTCTAACACAAGCTGCGATACTGGCGCAAGCAAGTGGTGGTACCATGTCGTCTAAAGACGTAATGGCCAAAATGTTTATGGCAGAGGCTGGAGACGATAAGGCCGTTCGAGACCTTGCCAAACTTAAATCTGCGCTAATCAAGCAAAACACCGGTTTCTCATCACAGGAGATTGTTAAGGCACGCGGAGACGCTGCTACTGGCGATCCGGAAGCGGTGAAGCGCTTTGCTGATATGCAAACGCGGATGGAAATGGCGATAGGTACACTCAACGATGTTGGAAAGGGTGTTCTCGGCACAGGTGGTACCTATAACATTAATAACGAAATAGTTCGCCAAATGGCAATTGGTCCGACCAAAGAGGTGAAAGCTGGAAGCATCGAGGATACGAAAAAGGCGGCAACTGGGTTAACGACGAGCTCAAGCATGACGACAGAGGATAGGAAGGCCGGAATGCAGGCAAATATTGCTGGAGTTGTTGCAGGTGCGAACAAGGCCAGCATCGAAGCAACCAGTACATTTGTTGCCGGAGTGTCTATTGCTGCTGATGCGGCTACTACGCTTGGCGGGGCACTCAAGTCCCTAACAGATGCCGTTCTCGCCATCAAAGGTATCAAAGGTGCCTCAACACTAACCAAGGCTGGAACTAAGGCAACGGAAAAAGCTGTAGGCAAAGCTGCAGGCAAAGCTGCAGGCAAAATTGCAGGCAAAGCTGTAGGCAAAAGTCTTATCAAAAAAGTTCCGGTGCTTGGGCTTATCGCGGGTCTTGGGTTTGGGCTTCAGCGCTTGATGGAAGGAGACTTTATCGGGGCTGGCGCTGAGGTGCTTTCCGGGGCCGCAAGCATGGTGCCGGGACCTGGTACCGGAGCATCAATTGCAATTGATGCTGGGATAGCTGCCAGAGACATAAGCAAAGATCAGTCTGCCATTGATGCTGCCATTCCGGACTTTGATGTAAGCAAGCGCCCAGGGGGATACCTCCCAGATGATTACAACCCGGACAACATCGACCTTGTTACACCACGCTCAGCCGCCATTGATGAGACCAGCTACGGGGACGGAACACCTCAAAGCATTGATCCTGAGCAGCACGAGCGTCTGCTTGCTCAAGGAAACACGGTTGCCGCCCGGCAGCTGGACTCACTGGCAGCAACACGTGATCTGAACGAGCAAATGTTAACAGCCATTCTGAACCTTGGCACAGACGGATTTAGCCCGCTGCTCTCTGGTGGGTCCCGTGTATAACTTGACGACAACTTGCCAGCATGCTAAAATAATATCATGAACCCAAACGACGACCCTAAAAATGGCCTGATTATGGCCGAAGGCTGGCGCAAAGCCGCTGGCATGCAACCGCTCCCGGACAATGCTCCGTACTCAGACCACCTGTGCCAGTCGTTGGCGTGGTTTATCGCCATTTGCCTAATTTGCCCGTGGTGGGTGCCGGTGCTGATGGTCGGTGGCACGGTTTATACGGCAATAACGTGGCAGATGGTCAAGGGTGCCATGGATGTTACGCCAATTGCGCAACGCTTGCCATGGTGGGTACCAACGCTGTTCATCGCTGTACCGGTTGTTATTGCATACGTCGCGTACGTTTACTACCAATGCCTTTGAGCGATGGTGAACCGAATCCGCACCCGGCTGCGCGCTGTCCATACTGCGGGCAAACGAAGGCAGTTGTGACGTGGCGATTCTGCTCCCGTTGGTGCATGGATTACAGCACCACAAAGCCGCGTGAGCTTTGGGCAATACCGCACGCGCCGGATGGCAACGAAGACCCTGGGCTGGAATACTGATCAGTCGAAGAACGGGGGTACCCGCTGTTGGAACTTCATCAGCTCATCCTGCAACTTCGTTTGATCCTCCCGAGCTTCAGAGATCAGAGCATCACCGTCTAGCGTCAACGAATTGCCTCCTGGACCCGGCAATGTGTTCCCAAACTTACGGCGAGTTATTCCTAATTTTTCCTTGGCGTTAGCGAGCGACGCCCGGCGAATCCAGTCCTTGTGGACGAGCCGCACCTGTTCAAAAGACCGAGGAGCGAACACCCAAACACCAGCAATGGCTCCATTGACTGGATTGTAAATTCGAAGCGCCTGATTTTCTTCATCCCACCAGTACTTGGCGTCCACTCCGGTTACTCGCATGAAGGTCTTGCGCCATGTCAGGAAGCTGGCGAAGTCCTGCGCCTGAACGTCGATGATCGGCGACACACCAACCAGGTTTGCCATAAACGGGCTGACCGTCATGCTGGCGTATACGAAGTCCACGCGCCACACGCTGTAAATCGGCCCCATATCTGCGGGCAGCTTGTAAACAGTGTTGGTGCTCGACGTGTTGATGCGCGTGTACAGAATCCGTGGGCAGCGACGGCTGTACGCGTGCAAGGATTCACTGATCGCTTGGTCTAGCAAGTCACTGGAGTCCATCCCAAATCCCTCCAGTCTCCAAGTGCCGCCACCGAGACTGGTGCGGATGTAGGCACGAAGTTCATCTAACGAGTACGATTCAGATAGCAGCATACTTGGCTCCCTTCCGCAAATTGTCGATCACCCACAATGGCTGCAGGTTCGTATTATGCGTTAACTTGTGGAATTGCGCCAATTTCATCTGGATAATTACTCTCCAGGTATAAGCACATTAACAACTGAGTCTTCATGGTAACCCGCGTCCTCGTCCGCGTCCTCGTCCGCGTCCTCGTCCGCGTCCTCGTCTTCCCATGGCGCTGTTCGACTGATGTAAGGCGATCCGTCTCCGTCATATCCATACCACAGATGCACCTTAGGGTTGGGCATCGGAACACCCTGTGCATCGAACACCAGTGTGGCGCATGAGACCTCGCCACCGCCATCCTGCACAAGCGTATCCTCCCGCTGTTCAGCGCACTGATTGGCTTCAGCTACTGTTTGGAATGGTCCGTATGCCTCAGCTTCCACACCGTCCAAAGTTCGAATGCCAATGGCGGCAATATACCCGTAAATTCCGAATTGAGGATTACGCTCGGTCTCTGTCAGTGTGCAAAATTGCACCGGTTTCATCTGGATAATTACTTCTTTGGAGATGCCTTGGCCACCACACGGATTTTGGCCTTTGCCTTAGGCTTCGCCGGTACATCCTTGATCAGCACAGCCTCCTGCGTTGGTGCCGGTGCCGGTTCCGCCTGCAAACCGGCGTTCGCAAGAACCTTGGCTAATACCGCTCGTACCATCTGCCGTGTCTGCATACTGGCTCCACGGGCATCAGACATAGCAGAGCTTCGTGCAGCCAGCAGTGCCGGGTCAGCGCTTTGCAGGATCGGTTCGGCCACCGGCGGCTGGTCTGGCTCGCCGGGGTCAAGCATCTTACGTAGCGCGTGCGACTCACCGTACATCATTCCGAGCACCTTAATCATCTGGTCTGGTGTCAGCGCCAGCAGCTGGTTCGGGTCGAACATGATGGTCTCCCCGCGTTCGATAGCCAGCGCCAGCTTGTGGTAGCGGGACATGGAGTGGTGGCGCATAACCACCCCAGCCAAGTCCGTTCGAGCCTGCCACTGCGACAGCATGCGTTGCAGCTGCTGCAAGAACTCCGGAGTTACATCTGCCCCATCCGCGACGAACTGCAGCCCCTGCTGCAACATAGCCATGGAGGCTGACGGATTCGCCGGGAAGTTTTCCGGCTGCATAACTCGCTCCTCCAGCGTAACGGATGCAGCCTGTCGCAACCGCCCAGTCTCCGCACCTGTTGGTGGAATCGCTTGCTTGAACTCTGATGTCTGATCCGACACGTTAATCGAGAAGTTGTATCGCGCGGTCGGCTGCCGCCAGCCATGCGTCAGCTTGTTTCTTTTTCGACGGATCACTGACGAACGCCGCCCAGTCAGGTAGTACATCACCGTTGAAGGCAACGCCCCCTACGGCAGCGCAGTACGCTTCGTAAATGGCCTCCGCCACGGTCTCTTTGAAGGTTATCATGGTTAAGGAACACCCGTCTGCATTCCTAGTATTATGAGTGCCAAGTACTATATCCGCGAAAAAACAACTCGCCGCCGCGTCTCTCCGGAGGTTTTTGAGTCCGCCGACAAGGCCAAGGAGGCCGTTTCCAAGATTCTGACCGAGTCCACTGAACCAACCAAGCCGGAACTGGAAGTCGCCCAGCTTCTGCAGGAGGGTTAAAAAACTTGACGGGTAGCGAGCGACTTGCTATGGTACGGTCTATGATTACCAAACTTGCTTCGTCCTTCCCGGCCTTCCTTCACTTGCAAGATCTTGTCGATGGTGTGGTGGGGCCGTTTGCCTCTCAGCCCGACATTGATGCGCATATTCTCTTTCTGAATGCGCGCGGCGATGGTGCTGCGCTGTTGGCCGTCCTTGCTGAAAACGACCCATCCGTGGCAAGGCTGCGCACGAGTGGGGCGTTGTTCATGACGCCCGATGAGGATCGCGCCTTCGACTGTGAAGCGGCACTGGCTGAATGATCGCCCGGCCAGCGTGGTACGCCGTGCTGCGCTTATATGGTTGTCCGTGGTCGGAGCAGACGGCATTCGCAGCCGTACTGCAGCTTGCACCGAACCGCCAGACGGCGATTACGTCATTTGAAGAAGTGCGCGGAAGCCTGCGCGGGTGGGTAAGGCACTGCCACGAACTCGGTCGCGCAACATGGACGCAGCGTGTTTGCGACGTTATCCTCTCCGCAATGCCGGGATGTCGGCTGCAACCGGTGAGGTACGCATTGATACATGACGAGCAGGTTTGGCAGAGAGACGAACATTGGGCGTCCATGGAACTGCTCACAGACGGGACGTACTGCGGCGCGAGCGGACGTATTTTAAAGCGTCTGAACCTATATCATACACTTCGAGATGCCAGGCTGTCGTTCCTTTTGCTTTACCAACTCACCTCAAATATGTCCAACGTCACCCGAATCGGCTATTACAACCATAACGGCCACCCGGTACTCTTCCCAGTCCGTGGTGCCAGCATCGAACTGATGCCAGGGCAGCCCATCGTTGATCCAAAGGGCAACCTGATCCCGCACGACATCGACCTGGAGGCAGAGGTTAAGCTCGGCACCATCAAGCATTGCCTGTCGAACGACAAGCGATTCAACACGTTCAATGGTCGCGCTGCACAGGCCGAAACCGTCATCATCTCGTCCAAGCAGTTGGACGGCTTCCCGTCCGGGTTCGATGAGGCTCGCGAAGTTGCATCCCGTGCCCCGCAGAAGCAGAAGCGGGTGGTCGCTGCGCAGGTTGGCGCTGCCGAATCGCCGAAGGATGTGGTGGTGTCCGACCCCGCTCCGGCCAGCAACGTACTGCCAGCTGCATCCACCGTGCTGGTAGAAGACCCGAAGAAGGCCAGCAACGTGCTGCCGCCCGTGGAGGACGTGCAGGAGATTGGCATTGATGACTTCATCACGCAGGGCAAGGCAGAAGGCAGCATCGCGATGAAGGGCAACAACATCTACGTCTATGACGGTCACGAGTTTAAGAGCAAAAATGCACTGCTAGTGTACGTGCAGAAGCAGCAGGAGGTGACAGCGTAATGGCACTTAAACCGCGAGAAGCCGTCCCAATTGCAGCTAAAGGGTACTGGTTACCATCTGCTGGGATTCCGTACCTTGACGAGTTTCCAGACTTCCCGGAGGAGATCGAAATCGGCAGTTACACCATTGAGACGGAAGCAGTGCTGGCCAGCAACGGCACGGCGGTGGACAAGTTCCGCTATATCATCGGTCGCGTGGCCAAGCTTCCAAAGGGGTTCCCGGTGGAGAAGCTGATCATTGCCGACGAGATGGCCATCATTGCCATTGCCCGTGGGCAGACATACGGTGAAGTTTACCAGTTTTCTGCAACATGTCCGTCCTGCGGCCATCAAAGTATCGTGTCCTGCCGCGTGCCGGAGGAGCTGCCGGTTAAACGTTGGGATCGCAATAATCGACCGCCAATGTCCGTGACGCTGCCGGTTTCCAAGGATGTGATAGTTACACGCATGCTCCGCATTGACGATGAAGTGCGCACTTCCAAATGGCTGAACAGCATCAAAAGCCTCAACCCCAACCAACCGCAGGATACGATCTCGTACATCCGAGACAAGGCGCTGCAGATTGTTAGCGTCAATGGTGGGGTGGCCGACACGGTAGAAGAAGCGGAAGAGTACCTTCGCATCCTGCCGGGTCCGGACATGATAGCGCTACAGGAGCACCTGACCAACTCAGCGTGCGGTATTCGTTACGAGTACACCATCACCTGCGAGAAGTGCGCCCACGTCTTCGAACGTGTATTCCCAATCCAGAACGACTTTTTTCGTCGCAACCGCCCAGGATGGGCGAACGCCAACATCGGAGATGCTCGACCAGCACCTGGAACACCTGAAAATGGTGGGACAACTGGTGCAGCACGCGAATCACGTCCGGTCGGACCTGTTCCAGGAACCAATCCAGCGGGTTAGGTTCTGGTACAACCAGTGGGCGGAGTTCATTCGCAAGCGCAATGCGAACATGAAGTAACTTGACAGGCGTTCGTGTCTGTGCTAACGTCTACACATGATCAAATCAAGTCCCAAGACGCTAGCAGCACATGCATATGAACTTGCCGGAATGGGTACCGGCCCGTATTCCTTCTGTGGCATCGTAGAGATGCCGAACCTGTCGGAGAATTCGGCGACCAGCTTCGGCAGCGCGAACCCATACGCAGAGGTTCAGGCGCTGAAGCTGAAGGCCGGAGCTGGGACCTGTGCCTGTTGCGGCATGGCTATCACCGTTATCTGCGTCGTGCGCGATGGTGCGGGAGACCGCTGGGGCGTTGGCAGCGACTGTATTGAGAAGATTGGCGATGCCGCCCTATGCAGTACTGCTAAGGTGGCGGTTGCCAAGCGCCGTGCAAAGATGGTGCGCAGTCGGAACGCGGTCAAGCGTGAAGCGCAGCGACAGACCTGGCTCGATCAACCGAGCACGCACACACGGGCACAAGCCGGGGAGACAAACCGCCAGTTCAACGCACGCAGGGACGAGGAGATGCAGGAGGCTATCATGATGCGAACAACAGCTGCGCAGGCACGCGAGTTAATGCTTGCGGACGTGCTATCAGTGCTGGACGGCGGCACCGAGTTCTTCCGGTCTTTGGCGGCGCAGCTTCGCCATGGATCGCTCTCTGAACGGCAAGCTAGGTGCGCGATCAAGTGCTTCCCGATTGCCAGCCGGGACATGATCTTTACGCGCCTGCTTGAAGGGGCCAAGTGAGCCGCACCATTGTCAAGGCCGCATGCACGGGTACCGGTGCATCTAGCGTTCCTTGCTGCATGACTGAAAAGCCACGACCCAAGGAACAACCGCCAACCTGTCCGCAGTGTGGCAACCAGGATGTGCAACCAGATCCGCACTTTGCAAACGCCCCAGTGCCGAGATACCTGTGTGAGACGTGCAATCGCACCTTTGCACCTGGCGATGCTCCGGTCAGCCGGTGGGTTGGTGGTGGCGTGCAGCAGAAATAAAGACAGCGCCGGGACGCGGGCTCCCGGCGCAGTTCGCATACCCAACTAAGCGACTGGCGTCTTGATGACGTGCTTGTTCACGAGACCGGGGAGCTGCATCATGCCGACGACGTCTCCGCTGCCAAACACGGCTGCCAGCACCGCATCCGGGTGGATTTCAGACTTCTTTGCGGGGTTTTGCAGGCCGTTGGACTTGATGTACTCCCATAGCCGTTTGGTAAGCTCGGCTCGCGTAATTGGCTCGGAGCCAACCACTTTCTGCAATTCGGGAGACGTGGTGACGGTAGCGCTAAACGCGGATGGTTTCTTTGGTGTGCTCATAACACGGAAGAACGCTGTGCAGATGCTGATACTGAGCCTACATTCCTTTGACTCATGTTATACCCCGGCCTTGCCAAAATTTCCGGAAGGTCTACGGACTTCAAGGAGACAAACGACTTCTTTCCAACCGACCCGGTAGCCACGCTCAAGCTGCTGGCCGTGGAACGGTTCACAGGAGGTATCTTTGACCCATGCGCCGGGGACGGTGCCATTCTGCGGGTGTTTGTAACCCATGGGTTCACTACCACTGGCGCAGATATTCGTGACTACGGCGGTGGTTACCCAATTGCCAACTTTCTCGAGTACCCGGACGACCACGCTGTTGATAATGTCGTTACCAACCCGCCGTATGCGCTGTTTGATGCCTTTCTATCCAAGGCCCTCAGGATCGCCCGGCGCAAGGTTGTCTTCTTGTATTCATTGCAAAACTTGGGGCAGCTGCGCCGCTCCCGCCAATGGACAGGGGCAGGCGGGGTGCGCCCCAACTCCATTCGGGTGCTGACACCGTGCATCAAGGTGAACGGTAAGCGTAGTTCTTGGAGCCATTGCTGGATCAGCTTTGACAAAGAGAACCCAGCTACCAAAACTGAATTTGACTGGCTGCTACCAGAGTTACTCGATCCCAAGCCCTAATTATCACTATGCAACGCATGCCTCAGGATCTCGCCGATGACACATTTCCGCCTGATAAGCCGCCACTCCACGGAGAGGTGCTCGTTCGCGCCTTCCACCGTGATGGCTCACCCGCCATCGTCCCATTCGTGGATAACGGTGGTAGCTTCCTGCCGCGCCCATCCAAGGAGGAACCGGGGTACATCGTCTGCGGCGACAACCTCGTGGTGGACGGTGGCAGGCAAATCATTGCTAACCTGCTCGGCGGGCGCGGGTACAGTGATGTTACACCGGTCATCGACTGGATTATATCTAAGATCAGCTTTGGTACCGGCGACCAAGTGGCAAGATACACGGATGTTACGCTGTCTCCGCAGCCGGACGTTGGTCTTGGATTGGTAGGTGGAGAAAACGAAATCGAAATCACAACCGGGGTCTACAAGAAGCTGATAAACTCCGTCGACTTTCCGCAGCCGTTCATCGTTCGCTTCGAGTGCATACTGCTACCGGACGAGGCCAATGGTGTTCTTATTCGAGAGCTGGGCCTCTGGAGCGGTAACAACACCTTGGCATGCAGAAAGGTAATCGTGCCCGTGTCGAAAACGGCAGATATCGGGTTGTCGTACCTTTGGCGCTTACGGTCTTAGAAATATCTCCAATAGGCTGATTATCCGCATGAGAAGATGGAGAACAATCACTGACGTCGAAATCGTTGACAGTACCAAGGCATTTAAAACTCGCAATGCTTGGAGGTGTGGCGACTATAGCACATACACGCAGGTTCATCAGAAACGACCGCATCTTCTTCCCGCCTGCACCGCCCACATGGGTCTGCCGGATGGCCCGGTCCTGCGAGGTTACCAGGTGTACTGCTACGAGTTTGAGGACAACACGGCTTATGTTGGCCTCACGTGCACGCCGCAGACACGCCACGTCGCGCACACCAAGGCCGGTCCTGTGGCCGCGAAGGTCAAGGCAGGCGTGTCACATCGCCTTTGCACCATTTCCGATTACCTTCCGGCGTCCGTTGCCTCTGCGCTCGAACCCATCATTGTCGGAGTCTGGCAGAACATGGGGTGGCAGATGCTCAATGCACAACGCGGTGGGTCGCTTGGCATGTCGCGATTCACGCACACTTTTGAGCGATCATTGGCGGCAGCACGGCGGTGCGAAACACGCAAGGACTTCGCCACCCGGTTTTACCTGGAGTACTTCTTCGCTTGCAAGTACAAGTGGATTGGTCGCATTGCCGCAGATCGTGGGTGGCCCAAGCATGCACTAGCTCGCTGGTCTTATGAGACATGCCTCTCATCCGCCCGCCGATTTAAACTCATGATCGAGTGGGTGGAAGGCGACAAGCTTGCATACGGTGCGGCCTTTGATCGTGGATGGCTTGCGCAGATTCGTTCCGAGTGTTTCGGACCCCAGCGCGTCTACAGTCGCAAACCCGCCAAGTGGACTGCTGAGTCATGTCAGGCTCGCGCCCAGATGTTTAAGAGCCGTGCGGACTGGCAGGTGAACTGCCATGATGGGTCGTGGACGACCGCACGCCGCAAAGGCTGGCTCCCGGAGATTGGTAAAGCCGTATTTGGTACGCCGTTATCGTTGCAGCGTATGTCTCCAGATGAAGCAGAAGCTGCCAAGGCGCGCAAGCGCCGCCTGCGCAAGGAACGGGACGCCCGAAACCATCTTGTGGTAGCCTAAGGAGTTAGGTTGGAGACTAGTTACCTTCATGAGACCAACACAGTTTACTCGCTTGACAGAAGAAGCGAATGAGGCAAACATGCACAACACGACATGGGATGCTGCGGTAACAAAGGCCGAAGCCGAGGGTGAAGCGTCCGGAGACGGTGACAATCACCCATTCATGCTGATCATCGACTTTATCGCCGAGTTGTACAACGGTGGGGTAAGGCAGTACATCGATCACGGTCGATCTAAGAACTGGGGTCAGGTAATGGCGGAGCTGCGGTACAACTTCACTGACCCAAAGGCACGGGAGTTAGCCGACGTTATGCGCAAAGCACAGCCTGCCGTAGATGGTGCACGTCGAGCAAGTGCAGCAGCGTCTAAGGCGAGTCAGGAGGGTAATTATGACAGCGAGGATGAAGACCCATATGCGCGGTTTACGCAGGTGTTTGATACCGTCGAGGACTGGATATACAATAATGCAAACACTGGTCCAATTCTGACGGAATTGGCGAGCAAGTAGCATTACCGTTCTTGTGGTAGCCTAGCATTCCTCCAGTCAATGAGACGTATTACTAACCTTACACGGCAGCTGCTACCAATGTCCATACGCGGAACGGACGGTAAGATGCAACATATTGCGATTCCTGTTTCCACTACGAGTGGTGTCGGCCACGTCGACATTGCGGACGAACCGGCGGACCTTGGCCCGGAAGCCACCCGTCATCACACGGCACGACGCATCAGTATCGTACGGTTAGCTGGTGTATCACTGGCCGAGCCCATTATTCAACAACCTGCGCAGGTTGAGGATGTCAAAGCCGTTGTTGTACTGCCAGACGAACAGGTTTTGCCGAGGGACGGGCGCGGGGACAAGACGCGGTTTGAAGATCGGGATAGGGACAAGGGAAAAGGCAAGCGCCAGGAATGAAGCCATCCAGATTCCAAAGGCTCCTCGAAGCTTCGTCTCCGCTACCATGCACAGATGATGAGGTGTTATTCGGCCATACCGCAAAGTACGCTTATTGGCAGATAGCAATCGGAATCAAGGCCGGGGACAAATATTGGCGTGATTACGACCGCGACGTGAAATCCGGAGCAATCCCCGAATTCCCGCGCCCCACCTACACCGCCGTATACAAGGAGCGCGGGCACATTCTCATTGAACTACGCCACTCCAAATGGTATGTTACGGACGTTCGCGCGTTTGAACGCGGGTACGGTCCGCTGCTGTACGATATCGCGATGGAGTATGCGACAATGCATGGTTCAGGGCTAAACCCACACGCTGCCATGGGGTTGTTTAACGCACATACGACGCCGGAGGCAGAAAGAATCTGGCAGTATTACCGAACGAACAGACCAGACGTTCGCCAGGGCGATACTGGATTTTCCAAAGATGCCGTTATCCTCCCGGCGTTGCAGCAGGCAGGTCTGATCATACCAGCACCATTCAACCAAAACTGGCTGTCATAGGGATCGATGTTGCGCAGCACCGCTTGGTTATGGAGTCCGTTGTCGGTCGCACCTTAGCGCTGATGCCCGTCGACGAACTTCGCGCACTTACAAAGATTATGATTGATTCCCATCTCCATTTTTCGGGCTGTTTAAGCCCGTCCTGCGCGGCGGAGTTAGCTAGTGTGTCACTGGCCGAAGCCGAGGCACAGCTGGTTCCAACGGACGATGCTCATAAAACCCTGCTCAGCCTGATCTCCAGGTTTGACCTGCTAGATCGCGTGGTGTGGGATGAGAGCAAGCTAGCCGCCGCCATTGCCTCCGTGCGCGAGCAAACCGAGGACTTGCATGGGTGCTGGATGCGGGTGTCGGTAGATAAGTACGCCCATTCTGGTATGATGCCGTCCGAAGTGCTTAGCCAGATTGCGGACGGGCTGCCAAACGCCCGGATTGTGCTAGCCTTCCGATACGAGCAACCGGAGTGGCGGCTTGGTTTGCTCAACCACCCCGCAGTACACGGGTTAGACTTCGTAGGCAACGAACACAAATTCTGCGCACCATCCGTCTGTGACGCGGCGCGCACGGCGGTTAATAAAGGCGTTGTGGTTTTTGCGCATGTTGGTGAGACGCTGACGCAAGAAGACACACTCTGGCGCATTCGCATGCTTGCCTCTGCCGGGGTGCGCAATATCTGCCACGGCGTGCGTGCCTTCGCACCACCGGAACACGGGCAGGCAACTACTGCGTACTGGGATAGTGTGTTGGAGGTCATGGACGCCATGCGTGATACCGGCAGTTGGTTCCATATGGCTCCAAGCAGCAACTACTGGACTGGCGCTTGGGGCGACCCAAACCGCCACCCGGCGGGATGGATGGCCGATAATGACATGTTGGTTACGGTTGGTGCAGATGATCCGGTGCAATGTCGATGCACGCTGAGAGATGAGTTGGCGAGGTTTGGCGAACTCACCGTCGCGCGACTCATTGAGAATGCCCGCAGGCACTGGCAGGAGTTTGCTGGCGGTAAGAAGTAATTATCGGCATGCCAGTTGCTCCGCTCAACCTCGATACTACCCTTCCGGATACAGACACGTCCAGGGCAGCGAACACCGCCGCCATCGTTCGCTGGCTAACTGCCGCCGACCCACGCACGCTGGAAGCCATTAGCCGCGTCTTTGGTGATCTTGGTTGGCGGTCGCAGATAATTGAGCAGAAGATCAATGAGCTCATTGCTGCAGCAGAGCTCACGCATGACCTTACCGGGTATACGCTTACTGACGGCACCAAGCCATTTAGTGGCGTCATCAGTGGTGTGGAAGGCGCAGCCGGTGCCAATCTGACGACGCGAGCCGGTGCTGCCGCGATCGCCGCTGCCCTTATTGGTGACTTGTCTTCTACCATCGACGATGTGGAGGTGCGTGTCACCGCCCTTGAGGCATTGCCAATCGTTCGGTATAGTAACTGGGTTGAGCACACATGGACCGCCGGGGTGAAGCATTACCTTGACCTCCCGCTGACTGAATCGGTCGGCAGCCTGGATCGCATCATTTCCATCCAGCTTACGGAGAAGCTAGATACCTCGGTCCCCACCATAATGGTGCCGTCACCGACGTCTATATGGCGTTATCGCCCGGCTATGGTTGGCTCCAGTCGCGGAGCCGCCGTGGACGATGCGTGGATGCCCAGCGTTGGCGTTGTGCGCATCTTACTGCCATCTACATCCTCCTACGCCTCCGGCTACGAGGTTGGGGCAGCGTATGACCTGCCCGGTGCTCGGCAGCGGTTCTATCGAGCTGCCGTTACCGAGCACCAATGATCATGCAACCGGCAACGTTCATTCAAATGTGCGAATCATTGACGCGAGTGTACCGGGGAGGACCACCGGGGCATTACTGGACAACCGACCCGGCGCTCGCGGCATCCATGGGAAAGGTGACCGAGCAACAACGGAAAGTGCGTCCCGTCGATCTTGCAGACGTACCATCTCCGCAGTTTGACGAGACTGGAGCACTTACATCACTCGCTCGCGCCTTTATTCAGTCCAGCGGAGCGAACGCCATGCGGTGGCCAGCTTCGCGCATGAGCTGGTACCAGAAAGGCGAACAGCCGCTTAAGTTATGTCGCGGCGCGGCAGACGAATGGATTATTTACTTTATTGATGCGGAGGAAAAGTAATGGACAACGCTCCAGAGCAGAGTCCGGAGCACTGGCTGCGCGACCCGCAGAAGCACCTATATTACGGCCTGTACAAGGGTATCGTAGAGCAACGCACGGATGCTACGCGCCGTGGACGCCTGCGTGTCCGGGTGGTAGGCATTCACGGCGACGAGGTGTCGGTTGATAACCTCCCGTGGGCACTTCCTAAAACCTCATCGTGGAAGCAGGGTGGGTTGTTCGCTATTCCACCGCTGGACGCGACAGTGTGGGTGGAATTCGAAGCCGGTGACCCGGAATACCCTGTCTGGAGCGGAGGCTGGTGGGGTACCGATGAAACTGTGCGCGGCACTGGCAAGAAGCCGAACTGGTTCGGTGGCGAGAAACGCACCAGCAGCACCGACAGCCTCCGCCTCGACAAGAATGTTAACCCGGATGATGCGCCAAACTGCTTCGGCATCGTCACGCCTATTCAAAAGCACATGCTGTTGGATGATCGCAAGGGGTTGGAGCGCATCCGCATTGGCGACCAGTTCGAAAACACGACGTGGCTGAACAGTGAGGTCGGCGTGCTTACCCTGGAAACGCTGCTGGGCGTCCGAATCAATGATTCTAAGCCACGCGGCCTCACAATTAGCCGCCGGGACGAACAGGTGCAGATTTACACGCATTACGGGTGGCGGTTAACATTTGATGATAAACAAATGGTATTCGAGGTGGCTGCTCCTAGTGGAGCCAAGTTTCGCATATCAGATGCCTCTGGAGCACGAGCGATCCAAGCATGGACGGCAGCTGGGCACTATGCATCTCTGAATGATGCAACCCAGCAGGTAGATGTTGCCACGTACGGTGGTCAACGCCTGCTGCTGGATCAAGCGGCGCAGGTGGTTCACTTAACTGATGGGTCGTCAATGCTGCATATGGAGCCACAGCACGTTATTTTGGACGTGGTCGGAAAGCTTGATATTCGCGTCACCGGCATCCTTGACATTATAGCCGGAGGCAAGGGACGATTCGAGGGTGCCCAACTTCACTGGAACAGCGAGGCTACGGCAGTAACCAATGCGGGCGCTACTGGCAGCGGTCCGGCCAATCCGCAACGGCTTCCGGCTACAGTAAAGGCATGGGAAGCCAGCAAACTGGCCGGTGGAGATGACAAGTCCACTGCCACCCCGGTATCAACGTAATCGACAGGTGTTCGAGCGTTCTTACTGCAATGTTTAGCCGTTCCGCCGTTGCAGACCTTCCACATTCTGAGTGTCGACGCGGATACTTCAAACCGTTCGTTACCCATCTGCGGGCGAGTGGGTTTACGGTCCAGCAGGCGAATGATGCAGTCCGGGGCGTTATGGAAGTTCTGCAGAGTTGTCTGATGCAGCACGGGGAGCCAGTGGACCTTGGGTTCATGAAGCTGGTGGCAAAGCGCAAGTCACCACAGGCCATCCGGTATAACCTGCAGAAGAAACGCCTCCCCAAGGAGGAGGTGCCGATTCACATTGTCGGTGAACGATACGTCTGGCGGGTCCACTTCCACAAGTCGTGGCTCGACAAGCACCGCCCCGATTGGCGTATGGTCTGAAACTAAGTATTACACATGCCAGCAACACGAGACTCATTGACAACGGCAGGAGCCACCGCATTGATCCGCACATTTATCGGACAGACCACGGCGCTGCCAACTTATGGGGGTAATGGCGGCACCAATGTGCCGGAAGGTACCGACATTCAGGCTGCAGCTACAGAAATCCTGCATCTGCTCCAGGCCGGAATCGGCACCATTGAGGCGTATGCCACGGTCACCGTGCCGTACGGGCGTCTGAAGTGCAACGGTGCTGCGATTAGTCGAACCACCTATGCGGCGTTGTTCGCCAAGCTGGCCCGGTCATCCAGCGCTACGATCACTGTCGCCACCCCCGGCGTTGTAACGTGGACGGCCCATGGGCTCCTCGCCAATGATCCGGTGATATTCCGCACATCCGGCACGCTTCCAACCGGCATCACTGCCGGAACCGTATACTACGTCAAAACCGTGCTGTCGGCAAATACGTATACCATTTCAGCAACCGCTGGCGGATCAGCCATTAATACGACCGGTAGCGCGGGCACCGGACACACTGGATGGTACGCCCCATTTGGTGATGGTGACGGGTCAACCACCTTTAACGTGCCAGACATGCGGGGCGAGTTTATGCGTGGGTGGGCAGACAACGCCAGCGTCGACACCGGGAGGACGTTTGGTAGCGCGCAGGGATATGCAACGGAGACGCCTGTCAACACAAACAGCTCGCCGATCCTGCGCGGGATATTTACATCCACCGGGTATACCAACAACTTCAGCACGGACGGCACGGACGCCATCTGGGGTATTCAGGAACAGGTGCCATTTGGCAGTTTTGGTGACGGCGTAACCACAGCGGTATCGCGTGGTACCCAGACATGGGCAAGCGAAACCCGCCCGCGCAACAAGGCAATGATGTTCTGCATCCGCTACTAATATGAGAAAACCAGCGTACAGCTTTTCACCGGACACTGGAGCGTTTACCGGGCAGACCATGGCAGATGAGTCACCGCTTGAACCAGGCGTGTTTCACCTGCCAGCGCATGCTACCTTTGACGCCCCGCCGGACGCAGGCGACGCCGCCGTCCCGGTGTGGACGGGCAGCACCTGGGAGCTCCGCCAGTCTGCAGATGTTACCCCTGCGCCCAAGAAGCCAGAGCCAACATGGGATACGGTCAGAGCGCGTCGCAACATGCTGCTCAGCGCATCTGATTGGACGCAGCTTCCGGACAGTTCTGCAGACCAGCAGGCGTGGGCGGCGTACCGGAAGGCACTGCGAGACATTACAAAGGGCGAGTTTGCAAATAAGGTCAAGTGGCCGACCCAGCCGCTTTAAGCTTCTTCGCCTGCTTGCGCAGCTTCCACTGATCGTTCCAGCGGAGCTTGGTTAGCTCGTGAGATGTGTCGAGCAGCTCCACCGGGTCCAGCGACTTCACCTGCCCGAGCACGGAGGATGACAGGTCCAATAAGGCAAGTGCATCGCACTGGTTATCATTCCAGTTCCATGGCTCGTTCTTGGTCCACGCATGCGGCAGGAACTCCTGCTCCGGAAACCGCTGGCGAACCTGCTCAATAACCATAGCCTTGCTTTCCTTGCTAAGCGTTCCGTCACCGGTAGCAAATTTCTTGATGGTGGCTGGTGCGAAAGAAACTACGGGAATGCCGCGTTCACTAGCTATCATGAGCAGGATGGCCTCCAGCCCCTTCTGCACCAATGACACCTTCCCACCGGCAGAACTACCTCCCACGACAGCCTCATACGCAATGACGCAACGTGCTCCGAGCAGATCGGATACCTGATCGTTCAGCCAGCTATGGAACATTGCGAACCTGCGTCCCGGATGATCCGCGTGCATGGTTTTGGTGGCCTTGGTGCGGATGGAGAAGTCTGCCGCCCCGGAAGTGACCGACGCCAGCCGCTTGATAGCCCACCCGGTGTGAGTAGCTGTGTCGAGGGCTATTAGAACCTCTGGATGAATGCTGCCGTTCCTTATGTCTGTTGTCGATGTCATCCTTCAGGAACACCAGATCCTGCGGGTAACCTTTATGCATATTACCGGAAGTACGCCATCTTCACCCATCGAGGACGTCCCAGACGTGCCGGAACAGTCTGTTGCCGACATTGACGCTGCCAAAAAGAAGAAACACCACATCTTTGATAATGATTACGTGTCCACACTGTGCAGGCACTACCAGCAGCACCAGACTGCAAAAACGTACCAGCGCATCATTGAACACACCAGTAATCTGATCGACACGGTTATTCGGGCGCACAAATTTCATCTGTCCGCACCGTTTGCTGATATTCGGAACAACATGTTCCTGCACTTCAAGGGGTGGGTCATGAACTGGGACCCATCACCGGGGGCCAAACCGTTGTACTCGTACGTAAGTGCATGTTGTAGAAATGCGGCCCTGTCGTACATTACCGCCGAGAAGCGAGTGTCAGATCGTATCCTTTACGAGCATGCGCACCAGACGCCGCTGGATGCGTTCGACGGGTGCCACTACAACGAGCGGTTTGATAAGGAGACAAAGGAGGAGATTCGCAAGCAGGTTGGTGCGCTCGAAGCCAGGTGGAAGGAGCCGATCATCATTGAGATCATCCGTTATTGCGTCGGCCTCATACTGCGTGGTCGAGCCAATGATAAGCGCCAACAGGTGCTACGCACCATCGTCACGGCGTATCCGGTCAAGGTAGATGATGCACGGTTCCTGCTAGACTGGTCCCTCGGCGCGGTCCGGCAGTGCGTGATCAACCACTACGACAGTCCGCTCGGGGAAGCCGACGTTCTCCGGGCAGCGTACAAGTTCAGCTTCCTGCCGGACATCGTCAACACCATTGGCATTGCTGCAACGCAGAAGCTCATGGCCGTACTGGCTGGAATTACGGTGAAGTTCCCATCGCCGACGCAGGTTCGACAGATTTCCACCATCAGGCTCATTCATGAGCACATGAAGGAGGATGTCACACCAAACGGGCTGGTAGACCTGTCTCGGCGGCTCAAAATTCCTGTAGCACGTGTGCAGGAAATTTACGATGACACCTGTGCCAACCAGCACGCCGGGGTACTGGAGGATCGCCCGGTGTATCCGGACGGGGTCGCACC